GTTATAATCCGTTCCGCGGCCGCCCGTGCCCGTGTACCCTCCCGCGCCGCCTCCACCGATGGGCCAAGCCGTCCCTCCAGTACCGACACGCCCGCCGAATCCACCGCCGTCTCCTACGTATCCACCACCCGCGGTGACTCCGGAACTAGAACCTGCTCCGTTCCTCGGTCCACCGATACCCATGACCGTCGTTATGTTGATAAAGTAACTGTTCCCACCGTACTCGGTACCGTTTCCAGACGTGTCGGTCCCTGACGCGCCGCCGCCGATACACACGACGCAGACGGACGTGACGCCTGCAGGTGCCGTCCACGTATACGTTCCGGGCGTCGTGTACGAGACCGAGCCCCAATCGGCCGTGTACGCGCTGTACATCGTTATTTGACCTGGCAGACCGCTCCGAAGAAACTGGAGGGGCGGATTACCCACCAGACCCGAATTGAGCAAAGTCGTCGACGAGCTCATCTACTACTACGGTGCCGGAATTTTATTCGAAAATGACGCCGAGCCGACCGATGCGGGTATCTGAAGCAGCAGAACGGTGGTTCCGACGGGCGCCGTGGTCAACTTGGACGTGGGCACCGAAAAGCCAGTCACGGGGTAAACGTTCGACCCCTGGACCAGACGTACGTCAGATATCAAAAACGTCGGACCCGCCGAATTAAAGTACTGACCGAGCGAAAAGTACGAGTGCGAAGAGGAGAGGGCCACAGCGCCCGTTATAGCCACGGGGCCGAGACACCGCACGCCGTTTATGTACATGTGGAAATTCGACCCGTCGTGTTGCGCGCACACGTGCGTCCACGATCCCGTCGGAACCGTGTTTGAACTGACTTTTGAATTTTGGCCCGTAAAATAGTAGTAAAATTGAAGCTGGCCCGAGGCGTTCGGCCCGAACGACCAATCGTCTATGTTTCCGGTGGTTTGCATGACGCCCATGGTTTGGGGCGCGACGCCAGCCGCCAGCGCGTTTGTGAACGAGTTAAAAAAGACCCAGGCTTCGACGGTGAATCCCGTGTACCAGTTGAACGGAAACTTTGAAGCGTTCATCTGGATGCCCGTTCCCGAAAAACTCAGAGATCTCAGGTCGGCGAGCGGCCCCGTCGATGAAACGGTCGCCGAAGGAACCGTCGCGGGGTTTGCAGACAGGTCGGAAGGGCCGCCACTGACCGTGATTCGCATCTGGGTCTTCGGGCCCGTGTACTGGCCATAGAGTCCAAAGACGTTGGTTCCGCCGGTTACGTAGGATGGAATCGTCTGGTAGTACCATGGCGTCGGGTCGGACGTGAAACTCGCCGTGGGGACCACACCGCCCTGGACGATGCGCACGTCCCTAAAGTACCCGCTCGTGGCGACCCACCCGCCGGGTAAGGGCGAGGGCGTTCCTATAAAGGCGGAGGCGGCGGCCGTGTACCTGGGCGTTCCACCGATGCTCGTGCCGCCCGCATTTTGGAGGGTGCCGTTCACGAAAAGGTAGATGGTTCCGTTCGTTCCCGTCGTCGCAAAACTCGCCGCGACGTGGTACCACGTGCCCTGGATGACGGGCGTGCTCGAAGGCGCCGTCACGGCTGTCGAAACCCCGCTCGTGTTGTAGTGGTAAAACATGAACCTGTTGAACGTGCCGTCGACGCGGAACCCCCAATCGTCCGTCGTCGTACTCAGTAGAGTACCGGCTATGTACTCCGTGTATGCATTTTGACTGAAATTGACCCAGGCTTCGACGAAAAGGTTCGACGTGCTCGTGTTGAAGTGGACCGGTGAATTAGATCCTAAATTTATGTACGACCCCGTGATTCCAGGAAAGTACACGGCCGTGTTGACGACGGTGGCCGAACCTTGTAGTGGAAGAGTCTGTCCGCTCACCGAGCCCGTAAAGCTCATCCTACAAGAAAACTATGTTTTCTTTTCTACTGAATTACTAGAGATGGGCTACAGCAACGTCCAGGGTGACCTGAATGTGCTTTCGACCACGTCGACAAACAATTTGACGGTCCGAAAAGACCTGACGGTCCTGGGCAACTTGACACACACGACCGGGTTCACGACCCTCGGAAACGTCACGGCTGCTAATCTCACAGTCACGGGCAATTTCACAATCACGGCGACAAACACGCAGGTGACCAACGCCCTGAGCATAAACAACGCCGGGACGGCTACGGCCTTCAAGGTGGTTCAGTACGAGGGCGGTGGACCCGGTCACTCGTACAACGTCGCCGAGTTTTGGGACTACCAGACCTTGGCCATGGTCATAGATCCCGAGGGAAACGTGGGTATCCATACGACGTCGAGTCCGGGGTACTCTTTGACCGTCGCGGGGGGAGAATACGTTGACGTTCTGACGAGCGCTCTGTACGTTGGTAACGCCTCGGGCCTTTCAAACTTGACCACGTCGAACCTGAACGGTCTCGTTCTCGCGCCCCAACTCGCGGCGACCCAAACAAACATCACGACCGTCGGAACCTTGACGGGGCTGAATGTTCAAGACGGATCGAACCTCGTGACTGTCACTGCTCTCCTGTACACGGGCAACGCCTCTGGTCTCTCGAATCTCAACTCTTCGAACCTCGTTGGAAACGTGGCGGCGGCCAACGTAGCCGGGGTTGTAACCAACCCCTCGCAGCCCAACGTCACGTCAGTTGGGGTCCTGACCAGCCTCAACGTTTCAGGAACCTCTAATTTAACTACGTTAAATGTCGCCTCGTCACTCAACGTCGCGGGCACCGCAAACCTTTCGACCCTTAACGTCGCCTCGGCAAACATAGCAAACATTTACACGACAAATATAGTGGGTTTCGTAGGGTCCCAGTGGACGACGGGGATCGGGAACATTTACTACCTTTCAAACGTGGGAGTCGGAACGAGTACCGTGTCGGCCAACCTCCAAGTTGCCGGTAACATTTACGCCTCGAACGCTCTCCAGACGACGAACGTTATCGTCTCGGGCACGGCCAACGTCGCCACTCTTAACGGGTCTTCGATTTTTGGCTCGTCCCTGAACGTCCCGGGCGTTTCTAATTTAACTACGTTAAATGTCGCTTCCATTTTCGGAACAAATTTGAACGTTACAGGCGTTTCTAATTTAACTACGTTAAATGTCTCCTCCATTTTCGGAACAAATTTGAACGTTACGGGCGTTTCTAATTTAACTACGTTAAATGTCTCCTCCATTTTCGGAACAAATTTGAACGTTACGGGCGTTTCGAACCTTTCGACTCTCATGGTCCGGACGACGTTCAACTCGGTCGGAACGTCCAACCTCTCCAGTATCCTCGTTTCGACGGGTAATCTCACGACCCTGAATGTCACGGGCACGGCAAACATTTACAACGCCAACGTGACAAACACCCTGTTCACGACAAACATCTTTGCAGCCGGCTTTACGTCAAACACGACCAACACGGTTTTTAATTTCGATACGCTTTCGATCCCGTACCTTTTCGTAACCACCGGGGCGAACGTAACAACTCTGAACGTTTCGGGTGTCTCCAATCTAACCACGTTAAATTCCGCCTCTATTTTTGGAACAAATTTGAACGTCACTGGAACTTCTAATTTAACTACGTTAAATGTCACTGGCGCATCTAATTTAACTACGTTAAATGTCACCTCGTCACTTACCAGCTCGTCACTCAACGTCACTGGCGCTTCTAATTTGTCGGTTATTAATGTCACCTCGTCACTTATAAGCTCGTCACTCAACGTCACTGGAACCTCGAATTTAACCACGTTAAATGTCACCTCGTCACTTACCAGCTCGTCACTCAACGTCACGGGCGCATCTAATTTAACCACGTTAAATGTCACCTCGTCACTTACAAGCTCGTCGCTCAACGTCACTGGAACTTCTAATTTAACCACGTTAAATGTCACCTCGTCACTTACAAGCTCGTCACTCAACGTCACTGGAACTTCTAATTTAACTACGTTAAATGTCTCCTCGTCACTCAACGTCACTGGAACTTCTAATTTAACTACGTTAAATGTCTCCTCGTCACTCAACGTCACTGGAACCTCGAATTTAACTACGTTAAATGTCTCCTCCCTCAACGTCTCGGGTCTTGCAAACCTCTCCACGACCAATGTTACCACTTTGAACGCCTCGTCCCTTTTCAGCTCGTCCCTCAACGTCACGGGTACTTCTAACGTAACCTCCCTCAACGTCACGGGCGCTTCTAATTTAACCACGTTAAGTGTCTCCTCCGTTTTCGGGACAAATTTGAACGTTACAGGCGTTTCGAACGTAACCTCCCTCAATGTCACGGGTCTTTCTAATTTAACTACGTTAAATGTCGCTTCCATTTTTGGAACAAATTTGAACGTCACTGGAACTTCTAATTTGTCGGTTACTAACGTAACCTCCCTCAACGTCACGGGCCTTTCTAATTTAAATACGTTAAATTCCGCTTCTATTTTCGGGACAAATTTGAACGTCACGGGTCTTTCTAATTTAACTACGTTAAATGTCTCCACTCTGAACGGGGCCTCTATTTTCGGGACAAATTTGAACGTCACCGGAACCTCGAATTTAACTACGTTAAATGTCTCCTCCTCCCTCAACGTCACGGGTCTTTCTAATTTAACTACGTTAAATACCGCTTCCATTTTTGGAACAAATTTGAACGTCACGGGCTCTTCTAATTTAACCTCCCTGAACGTCACGGGCGTCTCAAACCTGTCTACCCTCACGGTTGGGACAACGGCCAACGTTCAGACCCTCAACGTCGCAAGCATCGCCACGCCCGTGCCCGTCCCAGCCTCTTCAGGTCTCTTCATGAATCTCAATGCAACGTACACCTTGAATGCAACAGGTAATTGGACGGGCAACATCGCAGGGACGGTCACTTCGAACCTTTTCACCCTCTTTGGGCCCAATCCCGTAGCCTCGTGGTCTGTCTACGGCGCAAACCCCCTGATTACAGGCCCGACATCCAACGGCGGGTTCAGGTTCAGTCAGACTGGTCCGTACCAGTTCAACATCGTCCTCACGTCAGACAACAACATCAAAACCATCGCCCTCTCGTCAAACACTTCAGACGTCCACTCGAACCTCGCAGACCCCGGTATCTGGCTCTACTGTTACAGGATAAGCGTGGGTCAGGACCCTTCCGTGCCCGTTCAGATTCCTTTTTATGTGGACTCAACCTCCAAGTACTACTTTATCGATTTCGAGGCTGTGAACAAATCGGACAATATTCACAGGACCGCGTACACGAACGTGACCGCCGAGGGGTACACGGGCTCGTACGTGACTCTGAGACCGGTGTGAGAGGGAATCTACAGGGAGCGTAGCTCCCTGATTCTTGATGATTCAGGTCCCCCCAATTTCACCAGCGGTAAAGGTTCAGGGAGGTCGCCCGTAAAATAAGATCTTCGATCTTACTAGAGATGCCCACCATCACCAATTTCGGTGATGTCGTCACCACGGGGAACACCCTATTACAAGGGAATCTTACGGTACTCAACACGTCAACGACCATATCAGGAAACCTTTTGCCCAACGTTTCAGGCTCGTCCAACCTCGGCCAAGATACGTCCCGTTTCGGATCAGCCTGGATCCAAACGATCAACGTCGCATCCCTCAACGTCACGACCCAGGCCAACATCGCCACCATGAACATCGTCACCAGCGCATTTTTCAGCAACGTGACCGTCTCTGGAAACCTGACGTCCGCAAACATCACGAGCTCTGCAAACATCTGGGCCGGCTCGAACGTCAACTCGACAAACGTTTTCGCGACCGGCAACGTCTCTGCAGGTTCCAACGTCAACGCGACCAACCTCTTTGCGTCCGGTAACGTATGGGGTGGGAACCTCGTGAGCCAAACGAACGTCTGGGCCGGTTCTAACCTGAACTCGACGAACGTTTTCGCGACGGGCAACGTTTCAGCCGGTTCGAACGTCAATGCGACCAACGTCTTTGCGTCCGGGAACATATGGGGCGCAAACCTCACGAGTTCAGGAAACATTTGGGTCGGTTCCAACTTGAACTCTACGAACGTTTTCGCGACGGGCAACGTCTCAGCCGGTTCGAACCTTAACAGTACCAACCTGTACGTCACGGGCAACATATGGGGCGGGAACCTCACGAGTTCAGGAAACATTTGGGTCGGTTCCAATCTGAACTCGACAAACGTCTTCGCAACCGGCAACGTCTCTGCAGGTTCCAACCTTAACAGTACCAACCTGTACGTCACGGGAAACATATGGGGCGCAAACCTCACGAGTTCAGGAAACGTCTGGGTCGGTTCCAATCTGAACTCGACGAACGTCTTTGCGACCGGGAACGTCTCTGCAGGTTCCAACCTTAACAGTACCAACCTGTACGTCACGGGCAACATATGGGGCGCAAACCTCACGAGTTCAGGGAACATATGGGTCGGCTCCAATCTGAACTCGACAAACGTCTTCGCGACCGGTAACGTCTCTGCAGGTTCCAACGTCAATGCGACCAACGTATGGGCCGCAAATATCACGAGCTCGGGGAACATATGGGTCGGCTCGAACGTCAACAGTACGAACGTCTTTGCGACCGGTAACGTCTCGGCCGGTTCCAACGTCAACGCGACCAACGTATGGGCCGCAAATATCACGAGCTTGGGGAACATATGGGTCGGCTCGAACATCAACGCGACCAACGTCTACGCGACCGGTAACATCTCGACGGGCAACCTCTACGCGTCGAACATCATCATGTCGTCCAACATGTCTTCTGGGACGGGCTACGGTAACGTGTACCTCACTGGTAACCTCGTGGTCAACGGCAACATCTTTTCGTCGGGCGGGTCCGTCGGCTCGGGTTCCGGAACGTCCCAGGGTATCCTGTTCACGTACGCCGCATCCAATACTTTGCCGGCTGCGTTTTCAACCGGTACGGCCGGGCCTGGCATTTCGGGGTACCACATCAACATGGCGTCCTTTACGCCCGAGGCGGCTCAGGCCGTCACCCAGTTCACGTACAACACGGGCATGCTTAAATTCTCCACCGCCGGTCTGTATCAACTGACCTGTGTCATCGTCGGCGATCAGCCCGCCGTCAAGGTTGCTGTCGGCAAAACCTCTTCGAGCTCGTTCCCGCCCTCAGTCACGGCGACTTCCGGTTACGACTACGTATACAACTACCCCGTGGGCGCGTCGCCGTCCCAGATCGTCACGATCCCCATGACCGTCACGGACATTACCCAGTATTACTACCTCGACGTGTTTTTCAGTACGGCGGTTGCTGCCCCGACCGTCCTTTACCCCACGCGCTCGACCACTGCGGCCGGGACAGCCTATGGCACGTACGTCCAGGTGGCGCCCTTTGGCAACTACCTGACCAGTGCGACAGGTGTGGCGTCGGCCCTTTTGTGTAATTGCTCGGCGTCTTCTAATTTGAGTGGCGTTTATTCGTCCAATGCTTATAGGCTGACTCTGACGACGGTAAACGGCTGGACGGTCAACGGCACTTCCACGAGTTTAGCAGTCACTGCAAACGGCAATTTCCAGGTGAATCAGACTGGAATTTATGAAGTGAATTTGTGTTTGAACACTTCGGGCAACACGCCCGTACAGTTCCAGGTTGGTTCGCTTTCTTCGGATTCTCTGGTTCCAAACAGTACGACTCCGTCGTATGTTTACACGTACGCCCCCATGTATACCCAGGACCCCACGACCGTCGTCTCGATGCCGCTTAACATCACAAACGTCTCGAACGTCTATTTCGTTGAGTGTTCATTCCCGGGCACGGTCACGGGCAACGTCGCTCTGAGCGCTACGAGCACGTTCGTTTCAATCAAGCCCATCGGCGGGTACATCAACACGGGCACGAATCCATGGATCCAACAAGGTACGTCCGTTTATTATAACGGTGGCGCCGTCGGTATCGGTGGTGTCGTTCCCACGTCCCTGACCGAGACTCTGACCGTGAACGGGAACACGAGCTTCGTGGGGAACGTCTCTGTCGTTTCAGATGCGTCATCGAACAACTACGTCCTGGCTAAGCGCGTGCCGGCCGGGTCCTTTGATGTGACGCAGTACGTCACGGGACGTGTGCCTCTGACCACGACCACAAATTTGATCCAGAATTACTTGAGTAATGCGGCAAGCATCACCTCAAATACGGGGACGGGGACGATCACACAGGCTCTATACGTTCCAGGAGCTTCGTCGAGTAACACTGGAATAAATTTTGGTACGGGTCAATCACTTAAATTGTCGAATTTGGCCACGTCCAATTTGTTTATTGAAATGTCTGTGAATTTTGCAGGTCTGGGTAGGTTCCAAAATTTATTGATGCGTCAAAACTACAGTGGTTCAGGGACGGATATAGGATTTTATGTAAATAGTTCTAACCAGCTCGTTTTTTATGTTTCTAACGCCACGGCCACCGTCACGTGTAGCACGTCTGGAACGGTCAGTTCGGGGTGGAGACATTTGGCCGCATCCTATGTACGCACAAACAACACACAGGGTACACTCTATGCTTTCATAGACGGAACGGCATCGACGGGCGTTTCATTCGGTGCCTTGACGGGTAGTCAGGCCAATGTCACTGCTACGGCGAACATCTACATGTTCCACGATATCGGAAGCACATCATACTTTTCAGGCAACGTCGCCGACGTCCGTGTCATGACCGGCTCCATCGTCCCGGTGGCCAGTTTCACTGCGCAGTCTGCCCCTTTCACAACCGCCCCGACCTACCGAACAGGCATGGACACGGGCTACACGTCCAACTTGACCTTGGCGCTCCAGTCCCAGTACTTCCCGGGCGCCTCGACCTCGCCCTACGGACCTTGTTTGACCTTGCCGGGGACGGTGGGGTCTTATTATCAACAGGGTACAACCGCCTTGAATACGGCCCTCAACTCTGGATTCACGATTGAGGCCTGGGTCAACTTTGCCTCACTGGCGAATTCGAACACGATGCCTTTTTCGGCTTCTCTCCCCGCCATGTTGTTGAAGGGCTTGCCTACCGCCGCCAATTCCGACTGGTTTTTTGGCCCCTTGACGACCGGTCAGTTGTGTTTGGACTATTACAACGGTGTCGGTAGTTATGGCCTCGTGACGGCTGGGACAATCACCACAGGCTCTTGGAATCACCTCGTGGTTCAAGGAAATACGGCCGGCTTCGTAAACATGTTCATCAACGGTCAGATCCAGACTCTTACGGGGCAGAATTACACACCGACCGGTTCTGGTACGTCGTCAGCCTCTATCAATGGAACTGTTTCTACTAGTCAGTACAGTGGAATTACAGTCGGACAATACAACTCTGGAACTGGCCCCAACTTCGCCATCGCCAAGGCCCGCATTCTCTTCGGTGCCAATACCTACACGACCACGACCTTCACACCTTCGCCGAACCTCGGACCAATTCCGGCGGGCGCCACCGTCGCCTGGCAACTCGATTCTCAGTACCCCCTGCCAACCTACCCGTCGATCCAGGACGTCACGCCCCTTCCTCAACAAACCAGTTCCTACGGCGCCGTTCCTACAGTGGTCGGCGGCGTCACCTCAAACACCATAGGCCCGTACACAGCCTACCCCGCCTTCGACTCGATCCGTTTCGACGGCACGGGCTACATCGACTATGGCAACGCGGCGTCTTCGGCGCTCACAACCAACTTGTGGGCCAACGCGTGGACGATTGAGGGGTGGGTGTATCCTACGAGCTTCAGCGCCGTTCAGCCTATTGTTTTCCGTCCTCAACTGGGTAGTAGTTCTTATGATCTGGGTTTCTACATTAATCAGACTTCCGGGACTGTTCAATTTGCAAGTGGAAGTAGCTTGGGTGTCACCGGTTCCGCACTTCCGTTGAATACTTGGACTCACGTCGCGGTCACGTGGGACGGCGCGCGATCTAATATTTATCAGGGTATTTCGGGAACTTCTTCGACAGTTGTTTCACGTACCGCGCCATGGGCTAGAATAGGGTTTAGCGGGTCATCCCTCACCGACGCTATAGGCAACCTCACCAACCCTACTAGTTCGGGAACGGTTACATATACCACGAGTGGAGGGCCGTTCTCCAAGCCTTCGATTGTGGCTAGTATTGGCGCCTATTTCTATTATACCATACCAAATTCAATATCTGTAGATAACGGTGTTTCATTTTCTTTATGGGTTAAAATCAATCAGACTATTGTAGCTGGTGCTCAAAGACTGATTTCATTTCCTGTTAATGGTACGAGTGATAGATTTTACGCATCCATATCAAGCGGAGCTCTTACTTTAGTTTTCGTTCCTTCGGAAAACCTAACATTGATTACAGGACAAACACTCAGTGTGGGATCCTGGTACAATGTGGTCGGTACTATAAACGCTAGTACAAAAACACTTTCTGCTTATGTGAACGGATCACTGGTTGGTACTCCACTAACATATACGACTACAGGTGCTGTATTAAATAACTTAATGACAATTGGAGCGCGGGGGTCCGGTGGTGTAAGTACGTTTGGGCAAGAAACGGAGATTGCTGACGTGCGCGTATATAACCAGGTACTCCCAGCAAGCGAAATAAGTATCATTGCAACCCAAACAGATTTTGGTGCAGTCAATCAAACTTATAACGCCATCTTCCCCCTTCAACTCGGAACTTGGCAATCGGGCTCCCCGTCTTACCTCTCCGGCAACCTCGCCGACGTCCGCGTCTCCAACGTCGCTCGGTACACCGGCTCGAGCTACACGGTCCCCACGGCGCCCTTCTCCACCGACTCTAGCACTCTGCTCCTCCTCAAGTCACTGGGCGGACAGGTCGGGACCACTTTGGAGGTCCAAGGCCGCGGGTTGGGGTCTGTGAGTCTCGGTGGAACCCGTACAGTTCAGTCGTACCCCCCGGCGCCAATGAGCAGCTATTTGCTTGATACTACGGGTAATACTTTTGTTACTTATGGACAGGGGAAGTACGTGGCGAGTGCGAGTAGTGAGTACATATCTTACTCTCTATGGGCCTACTATCTTTTCGATTATAACTCATCTACAGTATGGGCGAGCGTCTCTCCGGGGGGCACGTATAACATAACTTCTCCATACGCTTATAACGGTTCAGTAGTGACTGTAGACACCCTAGGCAACGCATACGCAGGTGAGTGGGCTCAACTTCAGATGCCCGTCTCCGTAATTCTTTCGAGTTATTCATTGACACCTGACTCTGGTCAAAGTGCCAAATTCCCTTCGAAGTTCTGGATCCTCGGAAGTCGTGACGGGACTAACTGGACTCTTGTAGACTCGCGGAATGGTGTCAGTTGGTCGGCATCTGTCCAAACCTTTACGGTCGGAGCAACACAGGGATACAACTATTATAGGATTATCGTGAATCAGGTGAGCGGCGGCGGTGGTATCGTAGATTTTGCGGGTCTCCTATTCAACGGCACCGAAGAAAGTCTGTGTGTCACCAACGATTCCAAGGTGGGCGTCGGCATCGCCAATCCCCAGCGCGCTTTGGAGGTGGCGGGCGACTTGGTCGTCGGTGGTACGATCTCGGGTGGGGCGGGCCTCGGCGGGTTCCGCAATCGCATCATCAACGGCGACATGAGGATCGCGCAGAGGGGGACGTCAGCTACAACTGCTGGATATCTCATTGATAGGTGGAATGTAGAGCTCATTTCTGGAACGATAACACAGTCTCAAATTTTACTTTCTTCAAGTGACGTTCCTTACCAACTTGGGTTTAAATATGCTGCGAATGTCGTAGTAACTTCAAGTTCTACCGGAGCACCACTGAATCAGCGAATTGAAAATGTGAACCTCGTCGATTTAAATTGGGGAACGTCATACGGGTCTCCAGTAACCGTCTCTCTGTGGTATAAAACAAACGCAACTCCGGGTTCAATAATTCCTATAAGTATTCGAACCGTGCTATGGATAGGCGCACCTAGTTTTCAGGTATATCCTTACAATAGCGTAGCGATAGGGCAAAATACATGGCAGTATGTGTCGTTTACGGTACCGCCTATACCTAATATTGGATACGTGCTTGGTATGGTAAATAACGGTGGTCAAGATCAGTTACAGTTGTATATTGGTTCGGCAAATGGTTATGGAACAACAGCCGTTGCGGGTACATGGACAAACACATCTGCGATGGGCTCAACAGCACAGACGAATATATGGAACACACCTGGGAACTACATCTCGATCACAGGCGTCCAGCTCGAGAAAGGGTCGGTGGCGACTCCGTTCGAGTTCCGGCCGTACGCGACCGAATTGGCGCTGTGTCAGAGGTACTATCAGCGTTTACAACCAACCAATTCCTCTGTGCAAAGATATATAGCAACGGGTTGTATAACCGGTACGACGTCGGCGATGGCAACCATCTCACTCCCCGTGGGCCTTCGTTCCAACCTGGTCACGTTATATAATAATACTGGCGGGTCCGCCACTTTAGGAAACGGATTGACAATAGGCTCTAATGAACTATATTTTTATAACGGCTCGACCAACTTTACACCCACTAGCGTTAACCTGAGCACTGCTTCAACCAGTTCAGCCGAACCTTCAACAAATCTTCTCCTTCTGAACTTTACGGGTGGTTCAGGTGGCACGGCTGGTGGCGCATCTATGCTTTTACTTTCAGGGGCGGGTGCCTTTTTGGCATTTGGTGCAGAACTTTAAACTCGGGTACTAATAGGAATGCCTTGGCGTATAGTGGTTGATTCAGACGCTCGGGAAGTCTTTCGGTATCCGACGAGTTTTCCAGAGGATTACACGGATCAATACCCACTTGACATGTACACCCACCTATACGTTGAAAATTTCGTAGACCCCGACTCTTTCAAGCCCGCAAAGGCAGAGGACGGCTCCGTGACCCTCGTCCCGAACCCCGAGTGGTACTGGACCCAGCTGAGAACCGAGAGGAACCGTCGTTTGGCCGCGACCGACTGGACCCAGCTGGCCGACGCGCACCTCTCACAGGAGAAGAAGGATGCGTGGGCCGCGTACCGCCAGGAGCTCCGTGATCTGCCGGATGAGCTCACGGATCCTTTGAGTGTTGTGTGGCCTACGTCGCCCTAGCGGACTCATCCCGCCTCCTCAGTAAACAGTCATAGACTCCACTGAACCCATCGTAGATGGGACCTCAGTGGACTTTATGGGGCAGGTGTAGCGAGTTCGTGAGCGGGTAGGACCCTTTGTAAAATTCATAGACTCCACGGACTCAATCATAGATTAGACTTCGTGGACTTTATGGAGGTTCAGTGAGGGTGTTAGGGTTAGGGTATCGTTTTACTCCAGCCTACACAAAAGGGGGTGTCTGTTCACTCAGGGGTCCCACTTTTCCTTAAACTCTCAACTCACCCTAACTACCCTAACTACCCTAACTTTCCAACGTAAAACACGGGATTAGGGTTCAGTTAGGGACGTTAGGGATGCTCTTGGGGTCAATGACGTAATGGGCCGCGTTCCCGGCTCGACGCTCTATGGTTACGCCATTGACCTTTTTCATATACAGACCGAACCGGACCGCGTCCTTCGCCTTGTAATCACTGAACCCGTTCTCGGCCAGCCACGCACGAAACTCTTGGTAGTACTCGGACCCTTTGAACTCTTGGGGCTTCTCGAACCCCGCCACCTTATGGTGCAGGAACACGAGCTCCTTGTCGATCGACATGTTCTTGATTTCCTGGTACAGTTCAGTCAGGGGGCGTTCGGCTTGGAAGTTCGTGCTCGAGATGTCAATGTCGCACAAGAGGTCATAGATGGCCCGTATGTTCTCAGGGCGGTCCAGATACCTGTAGAGCTTCGAAAAGTACTCGTGTCGCCCCTTCAGTTTGTCGGACACCTCGAGCACCGCGTACCGCCGGTCATCGGCATCGAGCTTCACTGGATCGTGCTTATTCGTCGTCAGGACAAAGTTGGCACAGTTCAATAATTCGATGGACATCTTGCCCTTGGACTCGAACGGTATCGTCTCTCCCGTGATGTACGATTTGAACGGGTCGGCATTCATCTTCAGGGTCCCAACGTTAAAGTCGTCGATGACCACCATGATCTTCGAGTCCTTGAGGAATCCGAACCGGCTAAACAGGTCGTTCTCCGGGTTTTGCGTCTGGCCAAAGTACCGGGACCCAAGCACCTTTTTCATGAACAGCTCGAACGTCGTGGACTTGCCCGTTCCTTGACCACCCACCACGACGAGCGCGACGGCCGTGTGCTTTCCCGGCCTCTGAACCAGACTCGCGAGCCATTTCAGCACGTACTGAGCGTTCTTCCCGAACAGGTTCCGCACGTGATCCACAAACCTCGTGGCGTGTCCACCCGTCTCTTCGATGCGTTCACCCGCAAAGCCCGCCCACGTGTTCAGGACGTCCGCGGGGCACTTGAGCGGGGGTGGCAAAAAGTCGAACCGTTCGTACGTGCGAATCTCCGGGTCCTTGAGCCACAGCTTCACAAACTGCTCGGACCCTACGAACATGTTCTCGTACAGGTCGAAGAGCTCCTTGCGCGTCAAGAGCTGGAGCTCGGACTCGGTCTGACGCACGAACCCCACGGGTCGTCTGATCTTGAAGTGCGTCTTTTCAAATTCGAGCTTAGCCTCTTGGTACTTGCGCTCGTCGTCGTTCGGGACCTCGTTGAGCCACACGAGCGTGTCACCGTCCTGGGCCTGGACGAATTGGTCCATGAATTCGGTCGTCCTACCAGGCAGGAACCCCTCGAGCGGTAGAACCTTGCGAAGGGTATACACGTCGCGATCGAACCCATCAGGACACGTCTTGCGGAGCTTCGTATAGTCTTCGACCTGGGTCCCCGTGAGTATGATGCGCATGACCACCTTCCACGTCACGTCATCGTCCTGGAGACCCTGGTAAAAGAGGCCCTTGACCTTGATAGCCTCAATGGATCCGAAGCGAGCTTCAATATGTTCCCTGAGTTGCGCTTGCGCGGGCATCAGGTGCTTATTGACAATCTCTTCGATCTCCATTTTGTGGCCCGTGAGCACCGTCTTCTGAAAGAACGGTCGCTTGGCGTTCGTTGTGGTCAGGATCTCACTGGCGCCTGGATGAACCTCGAGGAACTTCCTGATGTCTTGTTCGGTGGCGAGTTGGACGGCATTCTTGGGTGTCGTGCAAAGCGTCACGGGGGCCATTCTTACTGGGGGCCGAGGTTTTATTTTGGCGTCGCCTGAGGGTCAGGGGTCGCCTGAGCCTTCTGGGCCTTCCGTCTTTGGTAATATTCTTTAGCCTTTTGGTTTCTCTCCGCCTTGTGTTTCTCTCTGTACAGGGCGTCACGGGCCTTGACCTTCTCGACTGAGCCCTCGTACTTTTCGTAAACCTCCAGGAGCTTCTCTACTGGTATGCCCTTGATGGTCACGTCCATGTCTACTACGGCCTGAGAAAATTTTAAGACGACCCCTGAGCCGTCAGGCGATGCCTGAACTTTTTTCTCAGGCCATGACAAGAGAGATGCCCAGCTACATCTACCTTATCATGATGGCGGACGGCGTGTACAAGGTGGGGAGGACAGAGCAGGAGCGAGGTCTTAGACTCTCTAGACTTGATTCATATCCAAGAGACTCAATGATAATTTACATACGCGTGTTTGAACATGACATTCATCTTCTTGAGTCTAATCTCATCAGATTGTTCAAGAAAGAGTTTGGGAATCACCCGAGGGGTCGTGAGTACTTTATCGGTGACAAGGCCAAAATGGTTTCTATAATACACGAATGTATAGAAAATCACATGGACGATTATAGACACATCGGAGAGTTTTTGAATAGCCCAGACCTCGTGTACGGTCCAGACTTGTATGTACCATTAGGTGCTTTTGAACTTGCGTTCATGCGGTTTTGTCATAGGAAAGGGTACAGGCGCCCCATGTTCAACAAGAGCGTCATGAAAATACTCGATGTTCGGGAGACTTTAAACCCTCTTCAGTGGCGGTTCGTCGCCAACAGAACAGGAAAGTTCGTATTTGGAATGGATCTCACGGAAAAGATGATATTTTACTAGACACCCCAAGAACCGCCCCCTAAAACAAATCCCGGCACCTAATAGAACCCGATGACCTCGCTCGTCTCAGCGAGCACCGTGACCACGGGCCAGGTGCAGAGCCTCGACAGCGTCAGGGCCCACGCCTTGCCGTCTGATGCTATGATCTTTGCTTCGGCCACAAAAGTTCAGCCGGCGAACCAGAACCCTGGGTCTTATGTTATAAACGACCAGGTCTCCGGGTCGACGCCGACCATCAACGGGTCCGTGCCGGCCGTGACCCTGAGTCCCTTTGCGGACCTGTATAAAGAGGGGTCGGTCTACATAGACGGCGTCGCAGCCGACTACATCTCGACGGCTCTGACGGGCTACACGATGTCCCAGGGCATTTCCATGGAGATGTTTGTAAATTATCAAAACTTCACAAACTCAACGTACACGATCGGGTTCATGGCCCCTTCGGCCGCCACCTACAACTTCACACTGGGCGTGAACGGTTCGGCCGCCCCCATAGTCACGTGGACTGGAGGGACGCTCGTGTCGTCCGTGACCGTCTCGGCAAACACGTGGAACCATCTGGCGTGCTCGTGGGACGGGACGACCCTTCGTCTGTACGTCAATGGCGCCCTCGGCAACTCCACGACGTCATTCACGCCCCCGACCCTGGCTCAGAACTTTTTGATCGGTCGCGCCAACTCCCTGACCTGTACTGCCTACGTGACCGACGTGCGTATCGTGACCAACCCGGCCGTGTACACTGGGTCGACTCTGACGGTCCCCTCGGCTCCATTGTCCCCGGCCGCCGCTGGAACCACGAATTTCATGATGAGGGTCGGCCAAAACTCCCCCACGATCCAGTCGGGCGCCTTGACGTTCGACCGCGGGCTCAAGCAGTACATGAACTTCGGGCCCTTGACTTTTAACATGTACACGCGTGGTTTTGCGTGTGTTTTCAGGTTCCAGTTCAATGGTGCTGTCCCTTCGTACGGGTACGACCGCATATTCAACGCGGCTACGAGCTCTTCACAGACCAACGCTATCCAGATTTTCAGGGACAGTACGAATGCTGGAATCGGGTTCAATTTCTTCCTCAACGGTTCGCAGGCCTTTTACCTCGCGACGCCTTCGACCATCGCCCAGAACCAGTCGTACGTGGCGACGGTCATGTACAACCCCACTGTCTCGTCGGGAACCGCGTCAATCTGGATTAACGGTGTTCAGGTTGCGTCTTCGACGGGTTTGAACAGCTCAATCGGATCGACGGATCCCACTATCATGCTTTTCAACACCATCGGCGCCGGTCCTGGTCTGGGGCAGGGCGCGCCGCTCAACGCGTCCATCAATGTTCTTGCGGTCTATAACCGCGCCCTGAGCAACACCGAAATCTACAACAGCTACCTAGCCCTGAGCGCCACGCCCCAGCAAGTCTCGAACACGACCGTCGAGTTCGGCGACGTCAACGGGACGCCGGCCCTGTCCATCGCGGGCGACGGGCGCGTGAACGTGACGAAGCTCGGCCAGACCTCGAACGTGCTGCCGTGGCCGCCCGCCGCCATGACGGGCTACGTGTCGTCCATCAACGGCGGGACGTACGTGGCTAGTGCGAGTACGGAGGCTAGCCCTGCATGGCAAGCCATGGACAAGAACACTACAACTGGATGGGTCAATGCGGGGACGCCATATAACACGTCAGCTCCTTATAATTACACTGGCACCGTCACAACTACAGACGTCAATGGAACCGTGTACCCCGGTGAATGGCTTCAGATTCAACTCCCCGTTCCAGTCACGCTCAACAATTACCAACTCAGTACATCGACCAGTAATTATACGACTCAGGTTCCGGGTAAGTGGGCCGTTCTCGGGAGCCGTGATGGCGTCAACTGGACTCTCGTGGATTCCCGTGCGAGTTTCACGAGTTGGACTCAATTCACGTATTTCACCTTCAACGTTTCAGCTGGGCAAGCTTATTCGTACTACCGTATTGTCGTTGCCCAGTCTCTCGGTATTTATAACGTGGTAATAGGAGAGTTCGTTCTTAACGGCACCGCCGACACCGCCCAGCAGCTCACAGTTGCCCAGCCGATGACGTTGAGCTACGGCGCGCAGACCGCGTCTCTCACGGGTATTGCCAATGCTGGAGTCTACGCGCCCCAGGACTTTTCGAGCTCGGGTCTGAACATTCCGGCGTACGTGGTGTCCAATACGGCGACCGTGGCAAATACCGTTCAGTACAGCTCTTTCGGGCCGTTTGCGGGGGAGGGGTCGTTCCAGTTCAACGGAAACTCGACAACCACGGGTGCGTCTATTCAGTTTCCAGCTTCAGTAAACTCTGTAAACTCCAATATATGGTCTTTTGGTGCGTGGACTATCGAGTTGTGGATGTATCCTTACTACAACAATAACGCAATTAACGGATACCCTAACATAATATCTCAGACCAACGGGTACAACTTCGGCTGGGACGTGAATAACGTACTCAAATTCACTTATGGAACAGCAGGTACGAGTGGCGCATATAACGGAAGTCCAATTTACAACTCGTGGCAGCACATCGCCCTCACGTATGATGGAACGAGTATTAGGCTTTTTCAGAATGGGTCTTTGCTACAGACTAATAGCAGTTTGACGGCATCTTCTTTCACTTTTACTTCGGCAAACTACACATTCATCGGCGCGACCCCCGGAACGACTAATCAGTACCTGCCGGCCTACATTTCCAATATGCGTCTCGTCTACGGCCAGTGCATGTACGCGGCGGCGTTCACCCCACCGACCGGACCCCTGCAGCCTGTTCAGGGTGTTAATCAAGCCGGCAGGCCCTACGGGACCGTCCTGCTCCTACGCAACGCGCCGGCGCCCGGCCGAGTTCTGACGAGCAAATTCGGGGGGGCGAACTCTGGGGGGGTCCTCGCGTTTCCACCGAGTGCGATGACTGGGTACGCGACGCTGTTGAACAGCGGGTACGGTCAGGGGCCGTACGTGGCGACCTCTAGTGGATTCAACGGCACGAACGGGCCTTGGTTTTCATTTGATAAAATAGGCAATACTCAATGGGAAACTTATCCGGCGTATTCGGGTAGCCCCCCTTATGGCGTCACAACTGGCACCGTGACGACTGACGTGAATGGAAACTCTTATGCGGGTGAATGGATTCAGATCCAGACGCCATCGGCGATCGTTCTTTCGGGCTATCAGATGCAGGGTTCTTATTACGCTCAGATTCAAAGTCCCGCAAAATGGTGGATCCTCGGCTCGCGCGACGGTACGAGCTGGAACCTCGTCGATGCGCGTTCTGGAGCGACTAACTTCACTATCGGTACATATGCAGTTCCTTCTAGCCAGGCTTTTACTTATTACCGTTTGGTCGTCAACCAACTTCAAGGGGCTGGTGTGTATGGACACATGACTGATTGGACCCTCAACGGAACCATCGAGGGCCCGAACGTGACCGCGGACGGCCGGCTCGGCGTGGGCGTGTCGGCCCCCACTCAGGCTTTGGAGGTGGCGGGGAACATGGTCACCGGAGGAACCGTGTCGAGCGGGACGGGGCTCATGTTCCGCAATGCGCTATACAACGGCGACTTCAGGATCGCACAGAGGGGGACGAGTTTTGTTAATCCCAACGGGACATACACACTCGATAGATGGTATATCAACTCTGGTACAGGTTGTACCGTATCACAAGTCCAATCGGGTCTTCAGAACTTTTCGAACGCTATCCAGATACAAACATCCACAACAACTACTCAAAATATCTACTTGTCTCAAAGTCTCGAGACTCGTGATGTCATCAGATTCCAGGGTCAGACCGTGACCCTTTCATTCTGGTACAGAATCCCCACGAGTTTCACAGGGGGGTGGTCACCATGGGTATGGTCTTCTACGGCCACCGACACTAGGGTATCTGATATTGGTTCAGGTACAGGTCTTGGAAACGGACTCACTATAAACACGACAGCGTGGACGTATGCACAGTTTTCAGTGTTCGTTCCCACCACTGTTAATTCGATGAGCGTAATGTTTCTCAATTTCAATAACGTCGTCAACGGTGCCACAATTCAAATCACCGGCGTCCAGCTCGAGAAAGGTACTCTGGCGACTCCGTTCGAGGTGCGGCCGTACGGCGTTGAGCTTCAGCTGTGTCAGAGGTACTACGAGAAGTCGTACTCGAACGTCGTGGCTCCCGGTACGAATACGTCATCTGGCTACGTGGAGGTTTATGGCGCGTCTGATGGAAGCTCGAATTTCGTTTACACCCAAAGATATTGCGTTCCAAAGCGTATACCCGTGAATCCCACATTTTATCAGATTGGCGGGACTTCTGGTTCATGGAACTATTCGAGGAGTGGAGCAAGTGGAACATCCGGTGCGACTTACAGTGGCGCAGGAGAAAACTCGTGGCACGCAACTTTTAATGTTGGAGCAACATTCGCGCCATGTGTAGTTTATGGCCAATGGACAGCTGATGCCGAGCTCTAAAAAACCTCTTGACCTTTTAGTAGATGGCGTGTACCACCTTCGCCCGCGTCGACCCTGAAACGCTCACCGTCACACTCATGTACAACACCAACGGAGGGGACCGTTGGGCCCCGGACGACCTCGAGTGCCTGATCCCGTTCGACGTCCTCGCAGACCAGGCGGTCATCGTAGATGGCACAGTGACCCTCGTCGAAGACCCCGCCAAAGTTGCCCAGAAGACCGCAGACCAGTGGACATCCGTCCGCGCCCAGCAGAAACAAAAACTGTACGAGTCGGACTGGACCTGCAGCGTGACCGACTATGAAGTGCCGAACAAGGCTGACTGGGTCGCGTACCGTCAGGCTTTGAGAGATGTGACGACGCAGACTGACCCGTTTAACATTGAGTGGCCCGTGGCACCAGAGGCCTAAGGAAAATTCACGAGTCCAGCCTTGACTTGGGCCTTGTAGGGGCACCTATCCATAAAGTCTTTGATGGCTGATTTCATTTCAAAAATAAATTCACTTTGCGGATCCGTCAGACCGTCCCAATCGTTCTGATGCATCTCGATACCCGTATCGGCCTGAATTTGCCAATCAAATTCAGTCCCTTTCGGAAAGAGCCTCACGAGCACGTGGTTCACCCAGAGCTGGATGAACTTCCACTGCTGAACGATCTGTACGTCGCCCGGAGAGACTCGAACCCAGTACTCGTTCTTGTTCACGTTCGGCCTGACGAAGCACACGTTCGCCGGGTCTTTCGTGATCTCCCTGAAGAACCAGGCTGCCACGAATCTCATTGGTCTCCCTGACGGTACATCACCGGCCCACTCGATGGTGTCCAGGGATCTCAATGGGTTCCGTGGAGGTTCTGGGCGGGCCGGGAGGTTCTTCAGGTATCCGGCCTCCTTGGGGCGGTCGCACGGGTTCTTGCGGGCCAGGTGCCGCCTGAGACTCTGTACCCAGTGACCGTCACCCGTGTAATCCTTCCCACACTTGGGGCAGGCTCTCGGCTGGGACATTTACTAGGAGCGGAGAAAAAACTCCAGGGGGACGGACGGCCTGGGACCCCTGACCCCTATACATACTAACATTCATGGGGGTCAATGACCAATTTTCCTTGGCTGAATTTTTTAGAGTACCCTTCCCCTGGGGTTTTTTCTCCATCTCAGGGGGACATAAAAAGTACGCAGGTTTGAAAGGTAATGGAAGCCTACCTGGACACGTGGGACCGTCAGCCCATGCATGTACGGGACATGATCAGGGCAATCCACGCGTACACGCAGAGACGGCATTTCAAGTATGAAGACCTCCTCAAGGCTCTGGAGGCTCGTGGATTCCGCGTGGACCCCGTGACGTGGCTCGTCTCGCAAACAAATCTCGTGAAAGAGTAGATGAGCACGTTCAATCAGGGCGTGCCACAGGTCCCGACGCTCATAAATTCCAGTAACGTCTTCATATTCGGCAACACCTCCAGTGGAAACGCTCTGTCGGTCCAGCAGCTCGGGGCGGGGAATGTCGCCACATTCCAGACGACCACGGGGGCTACGGCCATGTTCATCGGGGCCAACGGCCGCGTGGGTCTAGGGACGACTAATCCAGCGACGGCCCTCGACGTCTACACAGGCACTATGAATACCGCATCCGTAATAGCTTCTACGGCCTATAACACATCAGGGACGGGCGTTTACCAGGTGGCGGGCACGACGGTCATCGACGCGTCTCGTAACTTGACCAACATCGGGACTGTGAATGCGCAAGGCGCATCGGGACCTAGTATTCAGGGGGCGTACATGGCATGGAACACGGCATACACGAGCGTGGCGAACGGAACCACGGATTTTCTGAATCAACTCGGTCTTGGGACCGGCGGCTGGAAGTGGCTCAACTTCAACAACTCCAACCAGCTCTCCGCGAATTGCGCGTATTTGTCGGCGGCCGGGGGGCTCACTCTCGGGCGATATTCCAACGTGACCGCCGCCCCTACGGGCGGCCTCATATGTCCTGGAAACGTCGGCATCGCAAACACCAACCCCACAACCACACTTAGTATACAGACAAGTGGAAACTCGAACGGGATTTATGTCAGAGGCGACACCAATACCGCTCTAATTCTTTCCTCGAATAACACGGGAGCGTTGGGCGCCGGAGTTACGCGCCAAGGTCAAATATCCATTAAAGCTGCTGATACAGCTGATAAATCTATTCAGATTTGGAACTCTTCTTCAGACGTCGGTGGAACTGATAGAATTTTTAGATTTTTGAATGTTTCTACTAATGACACCCTAAGTATCCTTAACAATGGCAACGTTGGCATCGGGTCCGCGAGTCCCATCACGACTCTTGATGTCGCCGGCGGTACGATTTCGGGTGGCGCAGGAAATACAACATGGAGAATACAGCCACAGTACGTCAACTCCAGCCCCTTTCCCAGTCAGGTGCGTATAGCAAACGGTTGGGATCCTGTTGCGGGTACTGGTCAAGCGAACTATGCAGGTGTCGGTATTAACTTGAACTCCTTTCAAGGAGGTTCCCAATTAGAATTCTTCACGTCTACGACAAATAACGCGGTTCCGACTATGAGGGCCATAATCACGGCAGCTGGAAATGTTGGTATAGGGGCGAATAATCCAATTCGAACACTTAGCGTCAGTGGCGAAATAGCACATTCACCCGCATCGACATCGAGCTTTTACAATATATGTGATCCTTCGGGAAATAACGGCGGTTCTTATACGTTGTACTTCCGTGGACTCGCGGCGAATGGGACGTCTGGCGTGGCCATGACGAGCTTTTACGTACAGACATCAGGAGCGACTTTCACTTATCTTGGTACGGGTACTGTATACTCGAGTGCTGGTACACTGACCAACACTAATCCGTCCGACTTGAATCTCAAGAGCAATATTACCGCCCTTTCAAACGCATTAGATATCGTGTCGAGTCTCAACCCCATAAAGTACAATTGGAAAGATCAGGAAAAGTACGGGACGGGCGTTCAGTACGGTCTCGTGGCACAAGAGGTCAATAATGTGATCCCTGAAATCGTTAAAAAGACTAACGACGGAAACCTCGGATACGATATAGTCAGTATCATTCCATTCCTTATCGGTTCTGTAAAGGAACTCTCGGCCGAAAACACGGCACTCAAGGCTCAACTGTCCGCAATGGACGCGCGCCTCGCCGCTCTGGAGGCTAAGCTAAACTCTCAGTAAATACCAGTAAGAGAAGTCAGGATGACTTCGACCCGGTCCCACCTGCTCTTTGCAGACTCCAAGAATCGTGACGTGGCTCTGTACCCAAGCGGGTCCAGCTACGTCCTCCACCTGACGACGCCCATAAAGAACATAGAGCGTGTGGACCTCGTCAGTGCCCGTGTGCCCAACACCATGTACAACCTCAATGACGGATCGAACGTCCTGGCTGTCAACTCAAGCAATGTCTCCATCAACCCAGGATTCTACAGCGTCTACGGATTGGCTCAGGCTGTCACAGCCTCGGGCGCCATCACACTCGACTACGCGCCGGACGAAGGCCACTTCCTCTTCAGCAACCCCACGTCCTTCACGCTGTTCGTCCACTCCCAGGAGCTCGCCACGATGCTCGGTCTCACGCGTGGCACCCTCTACACGTCAGCACTCGCCACGGCTACTGACCCATCATACGTGGGCAAGTACATCATCAGAAGCACGACGCTGGTCAATATGAGCCTCAACGAGTACGTCTTTTTAGACATAGATGAGCTCAGGACGCCCTATAACGTCGACGCCCGTAAACTCGAGGGCTCAACAGGTACGGTGGCAGGTTCGAACGCTAACAGATCCTTTGCGCCCATCATGATGGATGTAGGTTCAGCCTGTATCAAGAATTTTCACGAGAATAAGGATTACAAAGTTTCCGTGACGTACCCGGAACCCATCGCCAGTCTTCAACGCTTAACAATCAAGTGGGTCGACCGTGATGGAAATCCCCTGAATTTCAGGGGGTGGAATACGAACGCTTTCGTTCTGAGAATTCATGTCCGGGAGCCAGATCGTGAGATCCAGCTCCCGCCCCCACCGCCTCTTCAGGATGTGGAACTCAAGCGCATCATAGACGCCATGACCTTGGCGCTTCCTCCGCCACCGAAGGAAGAGGGGCGAAAATTCAAAATCCCATGGTTCCTCTTGGTCTTGGCCGTGCTCATAGGCATCTTCATATGGAGGACGTTTGGTTCGCGTTCGGTCGGAACCGTGGTTCCTCCCCCAGGCCCCGGCGGGGTTCCTCAGCTGGTGAGATGAAAGTTTTCCAAGGTTGAAAAACAACGGGATTTTTAAACCAAAAACACGGGATGTTTTCCAAATCCAAAATGGGGGTGGACCCTAAATATACAAACCAACTTGACTACTTTTTTCCAAATCCTAAATGGTAGTACCCCCTATTAGGAATTGGAATATAGGGTATAGACTTGGGGTCGATCATGACCCTCACCCCCCTTTTGGAATTGGAAAAATAATTAAAAACTCCAGTAGGATAATGAAGATGGGTTGCACATGTGACACGACCCTTACATGTGAGCCGACGGGTATGTGCCGTATGCATACCCTCGAGTTACCAGTCGGTGACCCCAGGCTCGGACCCGTCCTCCGATTTTTTCCAATTCCTCTTCGCCCAGGCGAGTTTCCAAAGCGTTTTGGAAAATTATTTTGTGTGACTACCGGTAAGGATGGTTACGATCAAGTGTCCGAAGTGCCCGAAGACTTTTACGCACCCGATGTACCTATCAAAATGTCAGGACAAACTCAAGTCGCACTTGAATCCAGCCCGCAAGAATGCATGTGACTCTGACGGTCCTTTCGTCATTGAAAGGAACGTGACGTTCACACCACCCGACATTGACTCGTTGGATCTCACTGGTCTCGTAGAGTCTCTGAACCCACACATCAGGTACTTTACGGTGGCTAGTTTCATATTCAACAAGCTTAATGACATTAACAAGTTTGCCGCTTGGCCCAACACGAAGGTTCATGAGATTCTGTACCGTCAGAATGGCCGGACCATGAGTGCCACCCCGAATAGGTTCATTATGGTCTTTTGGCACCAGGTGATTCAGGATCAGGTTGTTCCATATTTGAAACAAAATTGGCCTAAATATGACAATTGGAAAAAGGATATAGTTACCAATACCACCTTGGACCTTTTAGAGTTTAGGAATTTTCAGAGAGGCCACATAAACGCCTTTATGAAAACTGATATGTATCAGGACCTCAAGTCTGCGATACTAGGACACCTGAAAGCGGTGACACGTGCAGAAAGAGGCCAACTTCGCATAAATATGGGGAGCGACCAACCTGCGGAAACGTTTTATATTTCAGATACCGGTGGGCCCCGTTGTAACTATGCGGGGTGTCAATACCCCCTTGTAGAACGTGGAGCGTGTGCGAAACATTTGTTACTCATGAAACCCGGAGACGAACTAAAGATTCACGAGCGAGTTGAGATGAACTCTGAATGGATCCAACGAGAAAGAAATCCCGTGTTCAGCGGGTCACCGCGTAGACCGGCTGGGAAGGTTCCTTGATGGTCACGTTGAACGCCAGAGCCTTGACGGCCATGTACACGACAATGGCCAGAAGGGTGGTGAACAGAGCGGTCAGAGCCGTGCCCTGAAGACCATCCTTGCTCACACGCACGACGGAAGCAACAATTTCCTTGACGAGGTTCATCCAAGCCAGGGCGGAGGCAAAGGCGAAACCGCCCACGACGGAGTTCAGGGACTGGGACTCGAGCTGGACAGCGATAGCGGAGATCATATCGGCCATTTTGTACTATTTTAAAAGAAAAAAATATGAAGGTTCCCATGGGTCCCAGGGACCCGGACTAGAGTCGGCTGCGCCCGGACTAGAGTCGGCTACGCCCGGACTAGAGTCGGCTACGCCGACTCCGTAATTCTCCTCCGGCCCTTTATCAAACCCTGGAACTTCGTCACCTTCAGACTCGTAATCCTCCTCTTCCAACAAAACCGAGTACTTGGGCCTGGTCCTGGACAGTACAAAACCTTCATCGTGTTCCTCCTGGACCCACCAGGTCATCTAGTTTTCTCTCTGTTTGTCTATGGCATTTTTCAACGCACGCTCCGAAGGGTTCTGAGGTTCCCATGCGTCCCACGTGTCCGCACACTCGTTCATTTTCAGTGCTTGTTCGTCGTCCGTGCCGCTGTACCTGACCCAAACGATCTCAGAGTCACTGACGGTTTCCCAGGAGGACTCGGAATCCCCTGAACCTTCGTCTGAGTCGCTACGCGACTCCTCCTCTTCCTCATAAATCTCCGGGAACATAGACCCAATCTGACGTCCCGTGACGTACCGCGCGGCAAACATCATACCCATATTCATGTCCTCGGCCAAAATTATGTCGCGTCCACAGGCTCGCGCATAGTGAGCCGCCATGACCGTGGCCGATTCCATGACAGGTCTGAAAATGTCGAGAGCCGATTCCAAAATCGCAGACGTGTCCAAGTCGCCCTGACCTGTCCTCAGAGTCAAAGAGTTCATTTGACTCTCTGCAATTTTGGGACAAAATTAGTCTCACGGACCGGCGCGGAACTGAGTCACTTCGTGACTCGGGCAAAGTTCATCAAAAAGTCCGCCTTCGGCCGACTCTCCTCTTAGGCAAAGTTGGAAAACAAAACGGTCGCCGACCCGTCCTGAACCTGTAAAAAGTTGTAGTTGACGGCGTAGACCCGTATGTTTTTCGGCGAGGCGGTCGGCGTCGGGAAATTCAGTTTCAAAATTTGGTTCTGAATTCGGGAGAGGTTGACGCCGCCCGAGGGCGTGCGAGACTCGGGGTCCAGGCTGAACGAGTACATGTAAAAGTAGTAGTTGGGGACGCGCGTGTGAAACTCGAGACCCTGGATCACGCGCAAAAACAGGGGCGTACCAACCTCGACGGAAATGCGTTCGGTCGAGTTGAAAAAGAGTTCGAGGCTCGCAATCTGTTCCGTGCCCGAGGACGCCAAGAAATCGTACCCGGCCGCCCCGACGTTCTGAATCACAAAGTAGAGTTCCTTGACGATGTTTGAAAAGTCGAGGTTACACTTGGCGGCCAAGACGCCCGAGGGACACGAAAACTCAGCCAACTGAACCTGTTCCAGGATGTGAACCTTGGGCGTCCGGCGAATGTACTCGAGCTCCTTTTGGCCGAGGTACGTGTATTCCACGTGCAAAAAGGCGACGACGGGTTCGGCGATTGTCGTGGGCGGCGTCGTGTACTCCGTCGAGGGATTGGTGACGATGCGGAACGTGACGGGCTCTTTGAATGCGCAGATGGGAATACCCTTTTCGAGGAGCGAAAAAGGCAAAGGGACGGTATAGTTGGTCACGGGGACGATGGTGCCCTTGCCGATGAGGTTCGTGAGCGTCGCCTGTTTGCCCTGGGGAACCTCGACGTCCCACTTGAGCGCCAGGAACTCACCGTAGATGCGCTCGACGAGCTGGGAGCCTATGTAGAGCTCGATGTGCGAAATCATCTGGGTCATGATCGACTCTTCGACCGTCAAGGCGAGAAGGCTCGTGGGCGTTTCGATTTTGAGGTACATTTCGGTGATGAGATCGCCCGAACGAGGGAGCTCGATGAAACTCTCGGCGCCGAGGGTCAAAGTGCCGTTTTCAAACTGAACCTTGTCGACGCGCGAAGCAAAGTGGCTCGAGCCTTCGTATTTTTCTTTGAAATATGTGATTTGAGGATCTGCGCTCAAAACGATATCCTCCTGACCGAGAAAGGTCAAACTGGCACGAGAGGCCATCTCTATTAAGTTCGCAGAACTTAATTAGCGCCCGAAGGGCGCTCTTGCAGATGTCCCCCAAAGGGCGCTTCCACAAGTTTGCAAAACTTATTTACCGTTTGCAAAACTTATTTACGGGCCCGGGATCACGAACCCTTCGGATTTGGTCTCTAGGTATTAAAAAGCAAACCCCCGAGACCGTCAGCCACCCTTAGAATGTTGTAATTTACAGCCAAAATTCGGAGATCCTTGGCGGGCAAGTAGGCTTGGCCGCCGCAATTCAGGCGCAAAAGAATCTGTTTGATTCGACTGAAATTGATTTGGCCGGCGGGTTTCGCCGACCCCGGGTTTGCCGTGAACGCGTACATGTAAAAATCGCGTTGGGGAAAGTTTTCGTAGTGATTGAACGGCTCGATGGATCCCGTGTACAAGGCGTCGGTCGTGTCCGGCGTGAAGACGTCCTGGCCGTTGAAACTCAGGGCGAAACTGAGGACGGCGTTGTTCGAGTAGTCGTAGGGCTTTTGGTTGGTCGGCTGAACCACGAAAAACATTTCGCGAACCGGGTTTTTGAAATCAAGGTTAAACACGGCAGACGTGAACCCGGGCAAAAGGCCGATGGATTGGTACTGACACTGCGTGATGACGTAATCGAGGCGGGACTTGCGGAACCAATTGATTTCAGGGTCCGAGAGGTACACGTACTCTGTGATGATCGTGGCGTCGAGCGTCGGGTTCGACACGGTCACGGCGGTCAACTCGTTAAAGTCTCTGAACGTGACGTGAACCTCGACGTCGTGTCTGTCGAGCGCGACGAGGGGCAGGTACAGGGACGGGTGGCCATAGAAATAAAAGGGTAAATTGACGAAATAGGTTCGGCCCGGGGGGTTGATCGTGCTCGTGTCGTTTTTGCCGGTCAAAATAGTCAGGCCGGGCTGATTCTCGTAAGGGACGTGAAGATCGTTCCAGAGCTCTATGAATTCGCCCGTCAAAGACTGAATCGTCTGTCCGCCAATCTTGAGGTCGGCCGTCTTGATGGCCCACGTACCCACGGAATCGTAGTACGGGTACGTGATCGTCGCCGGGTCGGGCAAAGCGGATGTGATGGGGTACACGGAGATGAACGTGTTTGAAAAGAGGTTCGGGGCGGCGCTGGACCCACGCATGGTCAGGGACACGGGGTACGTCGCGGACGGGTCGCTCACGTAAATTGGAATCTGGAACGTGTACGGCGGGGCGATACCTAGGGTGACGTCGTACGTCTGGGGCCCGAACGTGACGCTCGCCACGAGATCCTTGGTACAGACGGCGCCGGTCATCATGTACGTTCCGGCGTTGCTAAACTGGAACCCGCCCGACGTGTACGTGACGATGGCTGAGTTTCCAGAGGCGACGAAATCCGAAACAAAATTCAGAGGGGACGAGAGCGTCGTGGTCGAGGGCCGGAAACTTATGCCGTTTTCGGGCAAGATGTTCGGATCCGCCTGGTCCGTGGTGACGACGCCTATACGGTTCAGGATAAAGTAGGTCAAATCAGGCAAGAGGGTCGTCGTGGTCGTCGTGGTGACGTTCATAAAGTAGTTTGCCGTGAGGGACGTGACGACGATGGGCATGGAAAAGGCGAACGTGGGATCCCGGCCCTGGAGACGCATGTCGTAGTCGTACAGGAGGCTCGTCCCCTCGTAAATCGTGACGTTGGACACGTACCCGGACGAGAGGGCCACGACGCCCGTCAAAAGGTACTCGCCGGTCGTCAGAAAGTTTATGTTTGATGTCGGCGTGAGAACCATGGCCGAGTCGCTGGTCTTGTAGACGTTCCCGGCCAACTGAATCTTACACGGAGCCGTGTTGATCGTGACGGGCTGGTTGAGTTTGTAAATTTCATCGACGGGGTTGATGGAGACGTACGAATTGGCCTGGAGCTGCGTCCCCGTGCTCGTCACGTAAAAGTAATAGGTGTTTGAGACGCTCGTGACGTTCATGGGAATGACGGCGGGCATGGACGGGTCGGGCGAAACGCGGAACGTGAATGTCGTTTCGAAATTGGGGACGGTCGGCGCGCTCCCCTCGGTCGCCTCGTTCGTACTCGACCCGAAACTGAGCGTCTGGATCGAACCAGCCCCGAGGGTAAAGCCCGCCTTGAGTGCGTAGAGCCCCGTTTTTTGAAACTGAATTCGGCCCCCGGGGGTTGCTGCGATTCTTGTGTTTTGATTGGGCGTCGTCCATACGGCACCGGTTCCCGACGTGCCCGTAAAGTTGAGAAACTGTTGGCCCGAGACGTTATACGGCTGGTTCAGGTACGAAAAGAAACCCGCCTTGCGATTCGCGGCGATGGCGCCAAAAGACTGGACCCAGCCCGCCTGTTCGAGCGTAAAGTCGCCGGTCCTGAACACGGTCGAAATAAAGTTGGCCGACGTGTTGATTGCCGTATTTGCCTGTAAATTCGACGTGCTGTTGACCGTGTACACGAGGTTTCCCGAGGGACTGATGTACGAAGGCGCCTTGGGATCCAGGCCCCAGAAGACGCCCGGGGCGAGGGGATCGCTGCGATTCTCCACCTCGACGGACAGGCAATTGCTGAATAGAAACCTGCTTTGGGTCGAGTCGTAGCTGACGTACGGGCTAAAGGTGGTGAACCACTTGGCAAAGTTGTTGGTCGAGTACGAAGAGACGAGGACGGTCGTGATGATCGTGGTGCTTGCCCCGCCGGTCGCCGGACCGTTGATGCGTATGTGGGGCTGGTTCGTACCAGTCTCGGGCTCCGCGGGCCAGGTCCAATCGCTCCCGGGGTTGTTGAGCGCCGGGAGGGTCAACTTTAAAGTGAGACCGCGTATGAGATCGCCCTTGGCTGGAATCTTACAGATGTTGTTTTGGCCGTAAACAACCTTCTGACCCTGAAAGGGAATGTCGTAACCCTCCAGGACAAAGGGCGTGTGTCGACGGTACAAACCTGAAAAGTACGTGATTTGGGGCGACCCCGTGAGGTACGCATCCTGTTGTCCGATGGCTGCAAGCTGAATGTAGCCTGCGCTCATCTCTAGTAAAGGGAAACATATTGTTTCCCGTCGGGCTCCGCGGGAGCCCTCCTTCGCAGAACTTAATTACCGCCCGTAGGGCGCTCCTGCGGCTCTATGCGATAAATAAGTCCTTCGGACGAGGACCGCGCTGCGGTCCGAGGGAAATCTTCGATCTCCTTACTAGAAATGACACTTCAGCTCAGAAAGTTTGATCCGTCCAGGATGGCGGACGACAAGGTTTGCGTCTTTATAGGGAAGCGTGGTACCGGCAAAAGTACTCTGGTCACGGACATTCTGTGGCACAAGAAGCACATACCGGCCGGGATCGCCATGTCCGGAACCGAGGAGGGCAACGGATACTACAAACAGTTTATTCCGGACCTCTTTGTGTACGGCGACTACAACAAGGATGCGCTCGAAAAGATTATCGAGCGCCAAAAAAAGCTCTTGGCCGTCGGCAAGTGTCAGCCCGTTTTCATTCTTATGGACGATTGCATGTACGACCGATCCTTTATGAAAGACACGTGCATCCGCCAGCTGTTCATGAACGGGCGCCACTGGAAAATCTTCTTCATGATGACGACCCAGTACTGCATGGACATGACGCCCATGATTCGAACCAACGTCGATTACGTCTTTGCGCTACGAGACAACGTACGGCAAAACCGCGAGAACCTGTACAAGGCGTTTTTCGGTGTTTTTCCCACCTTTGACCAGTTTTCACAGGTGATGGACGCCTGTACCGAAAACTACGAGTGTCTGGTCCTGGACAACACGTCCAAAAGCAATCGAATCACAGACTGTGTGTTTTGGTACAAGGCGCCTATTCGGCGAGGGTTCCACGTCGGGTCCCAGGCGTTTTGGCAATACCACCAACGCCACTATAATCCCAGGGCTGTCGCACAACCCTTGGCCCCACAGGCCCAGCGACGAGGCGGAACCGTGATTGTGAAAAAGGCGCGTAGTTAATCACGGTTTCTTTTCAGAAACAAAATTAGAAAATGCTTTCGTACGATCCAAACGTACCGGACATTGCGACACCGATGGTGCCCGTCGCGGAAGCCGCCATGGAACAGCCCAAGACGGAGAGCAACAAGCGAACGGTCCCCACGGGTCTGATTCGGGAAGAAAAAAACCTAGACGAATCTCAAATGGCAGAGTTTTCTTCTGCGATTGACGAGGTCATGCCAGGTCCAGGACAGATGATGCAGGATGAGGTTCAGGGATCGCCCTACGAACAGGCGCCTCCTCAACAGAAACAGCGGGCCGGCGGCTCCAAGAGTCCTTCGTCGTCAAAGAACCCGTTCGGTCTGACTGACGAGCAGTACTATGCAGCCCTCGCGGGCGTCGCGGCCGTGATTGCATATTCCAAGCCGGTACAGAGCAAGCTGAGCACGATGGTTCCCAAGTTTCTGGGGGAGAATGGCGAAATGTCCTTGACGGGCATGGCTGTGACGGCTCTGATTGCCGCCATCGTGTTTTACTTTGCGAGACAGTTTTTGACGGAGCGAACCTAAGTCAGAGCCGAAGGCTCTATGGTTAGTGACTACGGCCTCCGGCCGGCATCTGAGACCCGAGGTCCTGCGGACCTCCCTCAATCCCTCACCACGTCCCCACAATACTTTCGCTCCCCAGTCTTGACGTACAGACCACTGTCCACGCAAATCTTTTTCAACTTTTCAAAATTCTCCCAAAATTTGATCGAGTGATCGTACTCTGGCACGGTCATGTGAGCTAGCTCATGCATAAGTACATAAAACGCCGAGTTTACATCGTCTCCATCCAGACAGATGTAAATTTCGTACCCCTTGTTGACGTTCGAGCCTATGACCCCGTCCTTTTTCCCGTGGAGGCCCGTGATTATCGCCGGTTTCAGGACGGGCACCCAAAGAGGATCCCTGGTCGCGCGGAGAATGTCCAGCGTCCTAAAGTACCGATCCTTGAGTTCCGTCAGCATTTTAGGTTCTGAATTCGTGACCAGGAGGGTGGCCCACGCTGCTCCCAGGACCAGAGGAGGAACCAGGTCCATCTACTACTTGTGCACTTTTTTTACAAAAGACAAACTTCGTATACAGGTCCGAAATCAGTCCCGTCGGCCTGGGTACCATGGGCTCCCATACGAGTTTCTCAAACCCCAGAGCCCGTAGGCGTTCGATAAGAACCCGCCCGTCCAGGAGCGGCTCTTCCTTGGCCCCATCGGCGTAGAACGGTCCATCCGTCAATCGGACCCAGAGTTTTTCATTTTTAATCTCAAATTCGTTCCCGAGCGCATCTCTGAACCGCCCGTGTTCGTTTGCAATGCACAGGGCCCGGTCCTTTTCGGGCGTGATTCCAATCAGGAGTCCGCCGGGTTTCAGGGCTACGTTGAGAGCCCGGAGCGAATTTGTTAGCAAATTCTCGTCCGCAAAAATGTAGTGGAGCGAAAAGTTGTAGCACACAAGATCAAAGGGGCCGGCAAAGGCGGCTTGGCGTATATCACCCTGACCTAGGAACCAGACGTTCAGGCCCATTTCACGAGCTCGTTTCTCAGCCTCTTCGAGTGACTCGGCGTCAGGGTCGATAGCTGCGAGGTGCGCACCGGTCGCTTGCCATTTCCACCAGTCGCCACCACGGCCACACCCGCAATCCAGGACGAACATGTCAGGCCTGGCCCATTTCTGAATCAGCTGACGTTTGTAATTGTTGTGGTGACGCCGAAGAGTTTCCATTTGCGTATTTAACTTAAAAAATAAGTGCTCGTTATTTTTATATGGCTTCGGAACTAACGAGTGACTACCTTACAGTGCCAGGCCAGCTTTTTGCGTGCATTTCGTTCGTCGGCCCCGATCTGCCCCAGAAGAACGAGCAGCTCGGTCTGAAGATTCGCGGCTGTTTCCCGACCCGCGAGGAGGCGGCCAGCCACGCCAAGCGTCTCCAGAAGGATGATGCCCTCGTGGACATTTACGTCGTCGACATGTACAAGTGGCTCCTGATCCCGCCCAAGCGCGAGGAGATTGAGGACGTGCACTACCAGAACGAGAAGCTCGAGGAGATTATGGTCAACTACCGCAAGAGTCAGCAGGCTGCTGCCGCCATGTTCGAGAAGCGTAAGCGCGACATGATGGCCAAGCCGATCGAGGGCACGGACACGCCATTCATCGAGCCCGGCGACGAAAACTCGAAATTCTATACCAAGCCGGACGTTCCGCCGATTCCCCACCCGGCTGATCTGCTCGAGGACCTGCGCAAGGAGTTTCCCGAGGCGTCGATGGAGGAGCTGGTCGCCAAGGCGGATCTGCGTGTCGCCGCCGAGGTTCTGAAGCGTAAGCAGGCCCAGGAGGCTGAGGAGAAGGAGCTGGCCGAGAGGGCGGCGGCGAATAAGGAGCCCATCGCGGAAGAGGAGGAGGTGCCTGACGCAGCCTAAAATGTTGCTAAATAATAATGATTTTTAAACTGATTGCGGTTCTGGTGGTTCTTTACCTGTTGTACACGGCGTACAAACGGTTCCCACCAGCACCTGCAAGAATATCTCAAACTGTTGCCGCTTATGACAATCAGTTTGATGTATTCAGAGATATGGAACCAGCGGATCAGACTCGTGAGAATCCGTGGCTCGGGTTTTTACAAGAGGATGTTCGTGTGAAACGGACGGGCCCTATCGGGGATTTTGTCGGGAACGACGCCAAGTCGGGGAACGCGCCTTTGTATCTTGTGACCTGAGTCAAGAACGGGTCCCGAAGGGACCCCTTGCTCCTGCGGGGACACAAGTCCTTCGGACTTGGCTACTTCTGAACAACGATAGGACGCATACTAACAATAAGAACACCGATGACGATACCGAGAAGGATCAGACCGACGGGGTTTGTGTTTTTCAGAAAATCGAGGGGATCGTTCTTTTGTACTACGGGCAAATCAAAGTGCCGAGGCTCTTGAACAACCGGCCACTCACTTTCGGACGGCGGGCCGTTTCTTGACTGGGACGGCTGGTCGCTTTTTGAGAGGAACGGCAGGTTCTCCATCACTATCAGAGTCGCTACTCTCGCTTTTATCTGGAACAACAAAGCCATCTAGATTTCCATCCTCGTCGGCATCGTCCTCGTCGTCTTCGTCCTCGTCATCTGTAAAGTCATCCTCCTCGTCCGTCTTGATTTCAGACTCGTCCGTGTCGTAATCATCCTCGGCGTAATCATCCTCAACCTGCTCGACGGGCTCGTAACGGACCGGGGGCTTGGACACGCGACCAGAACGCGTACGCGTCTCGGGAACCTCAGGGGTCGGCGCGACGTCTGGGGAAGGGGCCGTCGGGGCGGACATCTGGGTAGTCTACGAGCGAATCGTTTAAGTACTTTGGGAAGAACTGAATACCCTTGGCGTTGGCGTACTCGTTTATGATAAACTCACCCTCGTAGCCGAGCTCCTTGGCGATCCGGTCGAGTTCCTCCTGGTGTTCTGCGTCGTCCGCGCGCCTGATACCGAGGGCCAAGTCTCTGACGTTGTCTATGGCACCGTAAAGCGCCTTGGCCGATTCGTCAAGTTGGTCCGTCGAAACCAACTGTTCGAACTCGTGGAGATTGGACAAAAATCTTTCCCAGCTCTTTGGGTCCAGACCCGAGTACACGTGGACCCTCTCTTTGTACGTTTTGAAACGTGCGACTGGGCCCATCGGGAAGAAAATCCACAAGAAAGCTACAAGAAGGACTACCCACAATAGCAACTTCATTGAGTTGCTCTACTATTGATGGAGGGAGAATATGTTCCCGGCCCCTGAACTCGCGACACTCTTCGTCAAAGCACCGCTGGGACACGCGCCCTGAGCGTATCGAAAACCATACGTGGTTCGACTTGTGTTCCTTTCCGATGCGTTCACAGTACTTGGAGTCGCACTGGGCGAACCAGCCGTCGTGGTCGTGTCTCTGAACCTTTTTGATGTGCGTGCGGCCCTGGCCCTCCATGACGCGCCGAACGTACTCTTCCAAGGGGCCGTTGTTTTCGAGCACCTCCTGAAATTGTGTTTCCGTGTCATCTGTACGGACGGCAAAGAGGGCCAGAGTGTCAACATCAGGGTCTTTGGAAAACACGTGGCCCGTCAGGAGGTCCTTCCATGGAACGTAGGGATCACCCGTGGGTTTCTTGTGTGACCAGAGCATGCGAAGTCCCGAACCGCCATAGACGGATGCGTCGATAATACGGTCCCAATCGGCCGCACAGTACTCGGTCAGTTTCAGAATAATTCTAGTCCGAAATTGGAGCGCCTGGTTCCTGGTCACCACGAGGTCCGGCCAATGGACGTGGACTCCCGACTTGATGAGGCCTTCACCAACGGGTCTGGGACGGGCCCGGGCTATGAGACACCGGGACGAGGTTTCGAGGGCTTCGTGAATTATGGAACAAAATTGGAAAAGGTCTTCATCCTTCAGTTTCTCCTGAGCCTTGTAGTCCAAGTCGACGAAAAACTTGAACCGTTCGGTCTTTTGCTCGACGACGTACAATTTCCCACCTAATTTGATCGTGTCCACACAAGACTGATAAAACTCTCGCGTCTCTTCTGTGGGTACGAAAAGTATGCCCCCTGTCATGAGGACATGGGTCGCGGGGCCGTTCGGGACCCTCCACCGGTCGATTGACATTACCAATTTAGAGCTTAAATTCTCTAAGACTCGTCCTCACTCGAAGAGTCCAAGAGCCAAGAGAGGATGTGACGCTGACGCTTGGGGGCAGTCTCCTGCGGAGACTCCTGCGGAGACTCCTTCGGGACTTCTGGGGCCTGCGGGGCCGACTCTTTCAGAGTCTCGTTTTCCAGCTTTTCAATTTCATAACACAATTTGCGAAGGGACATTTCCTGCGCAAGTTTTGCCGGGTCCTCGCCCTGTCCACGCATGGTTGCTAAGATGGTGGCAAACTCAATCTTGGACCGGGTCATCCTATAGTAAAGGAAATCGAAGATTTCCCTCGGACCGCAGCGCGGTCCTCGTGCGTAGCGCGGCCAAACACGAGTTTTGAAAAAGGCTCTTGGCCGCTGGCGCGTCGGAATGACTCCGTCATTCACCCTAGACCCTCAAATTAAAAGGCGTTTTTGTCTGGTTCAGAGCCTGCTGAAACTCGGGATTGCTTAGGACGTGTTTGCGAATCATGGGCCAAAGGTTTGGCAATTTTGAAATGGAATCGAGCGTCTCAAATTTACAGTCGTCATTCTCGTCATAGTTTTTGCGAAACGGAACCGAGTTGTCCTCCATCTTGGTCTTTTCCTCTGTGAATCGTTTCACGATGTGCTTCTGTTCGAGCGTCGTCATGGGCGTGCTGAACACGTAGACGTGGTAATGGTTCAGGACGTCGACGCCATCCTCCACGTCCCGAGCCTCTGGTGTATCGGTCGAAAACTTGAAGTAGGCGTATGAACCTCTCTTCAGGTTTATGATTCCGCGTGTTTCTTCTTCGAGTTCACGAACGGCACACCGAAGTGGGTTGTAAATCTCGCGTCGGCGACACCCGCCGGTCACGAACGTCCATTCACGGTACCTTCTGTCGTGTACGATCAAAAAGTACGGAACTTCATTCACGATGCTCACGGGTATTGCGATGGCTTTGTGCCTCTCTCGAGGACCTCGGGGACTCGTCATGGCGGTCCCTCTCTGATATTTCTGGATCAAAAAAGTCACGGAGATTTCCCGTGGTCGGGCTGTAAGTAATCAAAAACAAGAGGCCACAAAGGAGGACCCAGTGCCAAAGTTGCATCGAGACCAAGACGTAGTCTTGTGATTATATATTTTTAAAAAACGGTGTTTACGACGAGTACAGAACAGATCCAAGACCGTTCTGGATGCGCAGCACGTTATAGGAGACGGCGTAAAGGTACGTGCTCTTGATCAGGGCGCCGATGGTGATGGTGGGTGGCACGACGATGCGGTACGTGTCCAGACGGGAGAAGTTCAGGGTACCGGTGGGCTGGAGCTTGGATGTGTCCAGGCAGTAGCTGATGATGCCCACGTTTGCGGTACCGGAGTTGACGCCGTTGGGAATGTAGCCGAATGGCGTGTTGTAGTACTGTGGAATGTCCACAAAGGCGGGCAGGTGGCGGAACTCGCCAACGTCAACGCCGTTCACCTGGGTCTTGAGCATGTGATCCTTGACCAGGGCCGAGTTGACGCCCAGAGCGCCATACGCCTGGGAGTAGCTGTTGCTCGTGAACGCGATGAACTTGACGGGCTGGGCCAGAGCCAGCTCCTGCATCGTCTGAGAGCCCAGAACGATCGTGCGCTGCACCTGGGTGATCAGCATGTCGTGGGGCGTGTTGGCGAAAAACTCGCGCTCAGCCTGGTCCAGGTACGTAAAGTTGGCCCAGGCAATGTACTGGAGACCGCTGTACTGTGCACCGCCCGCGCTGAATCCGGTGGCACCGAAAGGACCCCACGTGATGCGCAGCTCGACGTCGTGGAACTGCAGAGCCACCAGGGGCAGGGACACGGACCAGTCCTTGCAGAAGAAGAACTTGAGGGGGTAAAATCCGTTGACCACGTTGGACGGGTCGACGTTGTCGCCGGTCTGCTCGAGCAGAGCACGCTGGCTGTAGTTCTGAGCACCAGTCACGGGCTCGATGCTGGTCGAGTAGGTCACGTCCTGGGTGTCAATCACCTGGCCGCCGATCAGAAGCTCCACCTTGTCGATGACGTTTGCCCAGTTGACGATTGGAATCATTGCGCCGTTCGAGTCACGGGCCGTCAGGTACACGTAGTTGACCAAGTCACCCTTCTTCTCCAGACGGATGGTGGAAATGCCGCCGGAGATGGGGGCGCCCTGGATCACCTGACGCTCCACCGAGCTGGCGTAGTGGGTATAACGCCGGTAGTTGGAACGGAAGAATGAAACCTCGGGCTTGCCGGTCAGCCAAGCGTCCTGAGCACCAGTTGCGACAAGTTGAACGATACCACCGCTCATTTTACAATTGGTCTAGATTATTTTAGGCGGCAGATAGGGGCGGGAGCGCAACTGGATTTTTCTCAAGCTGCTGGATGGCCACGTCGAGACACTTGGGGGAGGCTAACGGGTTGAGCTTGTCCTTTTTCTCAACAAATCTGTAAAACTCGGGGCCCAGGTAATTCTGGAAACGAGAGGCGTTCATCGGAGGAACCGGAACGGGCTTGGACTCGGCCCGGAGATTCGTGGCGGCGCCCACCTGGTTGACGGGGTCGTTACGCACGTTCATTCTTCCGGCGTTTCCTGCACGGTCTGGGTTCGAACGGTTGTCGCTCACGCGAGTCAGGGACTTGTCCGTGTAAGCACCCTTGCATCCACCCTCGGCGTACGGCTGGTACACGTTGTACTGGGCCGGGCCCATCGAGAGCGTGTCGTTGCGGCTCGTCTGCTCGTCACGTATGGTTGTCCGGGCCGTCTTGAGAAACTCGGGGCGACCCTCGGCACCGGTGATGGCACCGCCCTGGCCCTGAGCACGGTTACGGGCCGGATCGCGGTACCACGCCTTGGTCTCCTTGGCCTGGTGAGTCACCTCACCAATACCGCCGGCACCGCCATTCTTGACGAAATAGGCTGCCGGGCCCGGGCGACCCTCGAGCGTCGTGAGGCGCTCCTCGTTGATGTTGTTGGGCAGAACGCGAAAGTACTGGTGGAAACCGCCGGCGGATGGGACGTCGGCACCGACACCGAGACCTGGACCGACGCGGCGGCGCTCGACAGGCTGTAGGTTGTTCATCTTGTTCGTCACGTACTGACGGTTATACAGGTCGTAAACGGGCTGACCGAACGGAAACCGGTTCGCGTCGGGGGCAACGTCCTGAAGGTTAGGAACAGCCTCCTTTGGCTGGAGGCGCCAATCGCCGATGCGACGGCCGAGATTCGGGGTCATGATGCGCGTCTCGAACGCATCCTTGGAGTGATCGCGGGCGTTTGCCGCCAGGTCGATATCACGACGGGTAATTGGTCGTGTGGTTGGCAGTGGTTTGCGTTCTTGGGGCTCGTCTGAACCATCCGAGAGACGCTTACCGGCAAACACAAGACCCACGACGGCTGCAAGCGCGAGTGGTTCCATCTATTAGTAATTACGGAGGTATTTTTTTTACTTCTTTACGTGGTAACGCTGAACGAAACGCTCATTCTGGTCAACAGCATACGTGCTGATGGGATCCCACGGCATGACACGCAGCGGGAGATTCACGTACGTGTTGGGAAAGTCGTAGCCCTGCTCGGTCCAATTCTTTTTCCACGCCGTGGTGGTTTGCTCGCGGAGGTACGAGCCGGTGTCAGCCAGGTCCTCGAGCACGACGGTCGCCGGGCCCATGTGGACATTGGGCTGGAGAAGAATAGGAGCCGTGTCAAGGCGTGGTATCATTAATTTTAGTTGCGAAAAAAAGCTTAGCGGCCGTTACCTGCACGCATCTGGGTGCGCTCGGGGAAGTGGAACTGGAAATTGTCCGGGTCGCAAGCACGACCGCCCTGGTCCTTACACATCGGCGCAAACTGTTTGCCGTAGGCGGCGGTTGCAAAGGCGTTCTGGTCGTTGGGAATCGTCGTGGATGCTGTCGTGTAAAAGTTGCGTTCGGCGTCGCGAACACGCTCGAACGGGTGGATAGTGCTCCACGCCGCCTGGACGTCGCCACGAACGCTCGGGTACCACGCCGCCGGGGGCCGATCGGGATTCTCCGTGTAGTCGCTCAGAAGCACGTTCGCCATGGGGTTGTCCAGGGTGGGCATGGTCACCTCGTCGCGCAAAAGACCGAGGGCGCGATCGTCAGCATACGCTGGACGCAAAAGGCCGTCCGAAATCATGTTGGACGTCCACATATAGTACAGAACGCCCAGGGCCAGGGCGCCCAAAGCAAAAACCCGTGGATCCCGGTTGATCAGGTAGACGACGACGGTGGCGTACAGGATGAAACGGGTCGTGGCCGAGACGCGCTGCTTAGCCGACTGACGCGCCGTGGGCCAAAAGTTCAAGAGTTCGCTCGTCTTGAAAATATCTTTGACGTCCATCTACTTTTTACTTGGAATTTTTTTTGGTCACCTTGCGTTTCGCCGTCTTGGGTGCTACACGAGGACCTGGGCCCGCACCGCCCCCGCCGAGCATCGCCGCCAAGGGGTTTGCACCGCCTCCGGCACCACCCCCGAGCATCTGAGAAAGCATGGTGTTCATGCCAGCCATCAGGGACGCCTCGTCGGGTCGACCCGAAGGGTCGAGCCTCATATTCTTGGCACAATTCTCGGCGGCCGTTTCAATCATACTGAGCGTCTCGGGTGGGAACATGTTGATCGTCGTGCCGAGCATGTACAGGGTCTGGTAGTATTGCCAAATGGCCGCCTTCGTATTGTCCGTACAGTCGGCCGATTTCCAAATGACGTGAAGGTTCAGGGATGCGGCGACGGGGTTAGCCTCGGAAAAAAAGGCGGGATCCTTGGCCATCATCTGGGAGACCCATGGCGCCAGGTCCTTCATAAACTGATCAAATGTTGCACGATTCATAGGGGTCGCCTGGACCTCTTTGATTTTAGGCTCATCGGGGAAGGTTTGTGCGAGTTCACCGATAAACTGACCCATCATCTCGTTAAACGCGGCGAGGGTGGTCATTTACTTAAAAGGTTTCTATTTCTTTAGTTGCGGAAAATTCGGTCAGCAATGTTAACTTTGCTACGCAGACCCTTTATATTGACGCCATAATCGGCGGCAATCTTTTTGAGGTGTTTCATGGACACGCCGGTTCCGTGAACGTACGAAAGACGATCGCTATTGCCCTGAATCTTCATGCGTCCCTTTTCGGGCGTGTATGCGACGCGCCACTTGGAGCGGCGGTTCGCCTTTTTAGAACGTTCGAGGATCGCTGCGAGTCTCGGGGACACGGGGGAACGAGATCGGGGGGCTGCTGCCGGCGGTGACACCCGTCGAGCCACGACGACGGCCCGTGGAGGTGTTGAAACGCGACTGGTCTCGGCGAGGAGTTTACGGATCGCATTCTGGACGATTCGGCGAGCCGCCACGCGCGTCGGGGAGTTTCTCGGTCTGACGACCGTCCGGAGGTTACGACCCGGTCCCGTCACTTTCATATAGGCGCGTGGGGCGGGTACGATGCGAACAGTTTCACGCACGACCGGAGCACCGCGGGTCGTTGTCACGTTTTTCACGACGACGGCGCGAGGACCGGCGTTACCGCGAGCCTTTTTCATAAAAGCCGCCCGGGACTTGGGGGACAGCTTGAGAAATTCCTCTGCACTGGGTTTCATTTTACTGTAACAAAATATTAAAACGGTTCCTTCATGATCGGTTCGTGAGCCCCCTGGCCCTGGCTGATGATAAAGTAAACCAAAAGACCGACCAGGAAAGCATTCTTGAAATACTCCGAGTTTTTCACCTTGCCCTCGTTGTTCATCTTCGCCTTGACGTATACGTAAGCCATGACGGCTGCTGCTGCGATGATGGCGGCGCTAAAAGGCTCTTTGAAGTAGTGCTCCATTTTCTATTAGCTTGCAAGATGTTATTTACGTAGGATTACGCGCCGAGCTTTTGTATTTTCGTGGGTGCGTCGTCAAACAGAGTCTGTTCTGGAATCTTTGGGCCAGGGGTCCCTTCGGCTCCTGGAACCTCTGGAGGTGTGAGCCCGTTCGAGGCGGTCACGACCGTATCCACACCCCCCGGGGTTTTACCAATCTCCATACCCGAGCCGCCGTTTCCGGCCGTTCCCGCCGCGTCGTTGACGGTGGGCATGGTTTCGAGCTCGTCGCTAGGCTCGCTGATATCGGGAACGTCCTCGTCGCCCTCCTGTGCGGGATCCTCTGCGTCCTCATGGTCCATGTCCAAATCGCCGCCCGCCTCTGGCAAGGGCAGGTACGTGTTTAGAATCTCAGCCGTGGGCACGAGGTCCTCGATCACGAGACAGATGTGCTTGTGAAAGCGCTTGTGAAGTTCCTCGTCGCGTTCAGACTCGGTGTGTGGTTCGCTGATGATGAACGGGCTCTCGTAGAGATCCTTGGCGCACGCCTCGTAGCACCGTTGAACAAACACGTCGTTGGCTGGTAACTTGATGCTTATTTTCTTCGACTTTTTGTCGGTTCGGATGGCGCTCAGAATCTTTACATGAATCACAAAGACGGCTGCCAAAAGATTGGGAAAAAGGGGCTGGGCCTTGACGATCGCCTCTGTATTTTTGAGCGAAATCGAAGAGTTCCAGGTCTTGACGCCCCTGAGAAGCTCCTGGAACACGCGCGTGGTGTTTTTGCCCTGGGACTCTTTCTGGGCCTCGAGCCAAATTTCCCAGAATGCTTCAATCATCACGGGAATCATGGCGTCGCACAACTTTTTGGTGAATCGGCGCTCGGACTCGTTGAGAATGTCCATGCTATAGTAAGTCCGCAGGACTTATTTGCAAAGCTTCGGGCGCGGTCCTATTTTTGGAAATATCCAGAGGGTGAAGTGTCCCAAGTCCACCCCCCTTTCCACATATTTTGTTTTAAAATTAAGTTTTTGAAAGACTCTCAATTGGAAGAATTTCCCTCTGGAGATTTCCAAAAACTTTTCGTCACATCACCCGTCTTCAAATCAATCGAGTACCCGAGATCCGTGAGTTGGTCAACCAGGTCCTGGAACTTGAAATGCTTTTGACCCAGGACACGATGAATCTCCTCAATCATGATCCGCAGGTTCGTGGGCTGACCGTCCCACCAGTCGAGTGGTAACTTTCCCATTACATTTCATGGGTCTAAATTTTTTATGTCTCCGAGGAGGAATTTTTTTCAGTGGGGAAGGGGTACCTAAAAAAATCAGGTATAAAAATTTTAGAAAAATCGTCTTATAAAAAGTCTATAAAGGGGTATGGAAAATCCCAGGAGGGGGTCTCTCCTAAATTTTTTTCTCCTCCTCCAGTAATGGACGACCGGGTCTGCCCCAAGTGTGGTAAGGATTTTACAGGTGACGGACACTGGAAGCAATCTCTCAGGCGGCACTTGGAGCGCAAGTTCCCATGCGACCGTGAAAAGCCTCAGGACACTCCACGGAATCCATTGAGATCCCTGGATACCATCGAGTTTCCGTCGGGAGTCGATGTACTTCAGAGCGCCTCAATTGGATGTGTGACCCGATGGTTTTTCAAACAAATTACGAAAGACTCGGCAAACGTATGTTTCGTCAGACCGAACGTGAACAAGGATGAGTACTGGGTCAGGGTTTCACCAGGCGATGTACGCATCGTGAAACAATGGGTTTTCATACAGTTATGGGCGAATCATGTGCTCACCAGACTTGCGCCACGTGGAACATCTTTTGAATGGGACCTCCAGGGTGATTCGGGAATACAACTGGGGAAGACGGACTGGGATGGCATTGCTCATAAGGATAGTGAATTCGTTTTTGAAATGAAAAGCGTACTCAAGGAGTTTATGGACTTGTGTCCCAACAAGGTTAAGATTAAGAACGAACTTGTAAGAGGGGTCTAATTAACGTACACACCGTCACACGCCGCCTTCCAGTACTCTACGTCCCCCTCGAGTTGGTGGATCCTGTTTAGAAGTTCCACTTCAACCTCTTCCTTATGAACCAGCCGGCGTTTGAGACGTTCAATTTCATTCTCAAATTGCTTGGACTGGACCCGAACATCCTTCACCTCCTTGGACGCCTCCCAGGCCAAGTGCATCTTTGTTTTACGGTGCTGAGCCAAGTTTTTATAAGTAAAATTAGGTCGGCACGGACACGTCAGAAGCGTAGAAACTTCCATTTTATTTGAAAATTGACACGTCTTTATCCCTTCTTCGTGACCCTGAGTTTCTGGGCCGTCTTTTGGAGGTTGACGAGGCTCGGTAAGAACACGTTGGGTTCGGCAACTTCCGCCTCGACGTCCTCCTCCGGTCTTCGGTGTCGCCAAGTCACCTTGAGGTCCAAAGGTCCTACGAGCTCCACCTTGTACCCGAGACGACTCAGTTGGCGGGACATGTACACGACGGTCGTGGCCAGGTCGTAACGCGGGTAACCCACTAAAAAGGTGGGAACGGTTACGATCGCGTGCTTGTTTCCGAGCTCGACCGAGTTTTTAATTTTCCTACAGAATTGCTCGAGCAGGGCTTTGTAAAATTCCTTCTTTACAGAGGCTCGCTTCTTTTCCGCAGCCAAAATATCCTTAGCGGATGGAACAGAATGTTCCATCTCTCTAGTACTCACATGCGATAAGTTGGTGCTGGGCCTGGCGCGGGTGCAGAGGCACCGCTGGCTAATTCACGGGGCGTGCCGATGAGACCGCCCGGCGTTCCCTTGTTCGCCTTCAGGGCGTCGCTGAGCTGACGGTCCAGGTTCGCCTCAATCACCTCGTACGACTGGTACTTGTCTGGAACGTAGGCTGGGTTGTCGCCGTCGCCCGTTGTGACAGTCTCGCTCTGGCTCAGGATGGTCACGGACCCGCTCGGCGTGATTTGCGCCTTGACGTCGTACTGGGTACCAAAGTAACCCTCGGTACTGAAAAACATGAACCGGGCGTCGTACGTGTCGTCGCCGGTATTCTTGACGTACAGAGTCTCCAGGGGGTACCCCGCCTTTTTCTGAATCGCCTCGAGGATAACCTGCGTCACGTCAGGGGACACGGGAGCGTCTGATGGACCGGTGGGAGCAGGCTCGGTGCCCGTACCGTAACGCGCCACCTGACGACCGTTCCAAATCAGAAACAAAATTATGGCGACTAGCACGAGCAGGATGAGGTCCCTCATATTACCATTTGCTGCGAAAAAAGATTGATTGAAAAAAACTCTGTAAAATCATATGGCCCTCCTGGTCTATTCAGACAAGTGTCGATGGTCCCAAGAGATTCTGGGCTACATCAAAACTCAACCGGCCCTTTTGGAAATTGTCAGATTTTGGAACATAAATGAACAGGGCGGTGTCCCATCCAAGAGAATCACGCGCGTCCCGACCCTCGTGACCAACGATGGGAAGATGCTCGTCGGAAAAGAGGTTCAGGCTTGGCTCGAGTCTATGGTCCCCTGTGATTTTGAGTCGTGGGACGCGGGCACGGGCGCCAACCTCGACGGTTCGGAAAATCCTGGAATGTTTGAGATTGAGCGGTACGGCGAATCGCTACAGCCCCGCCTGACGCCCGAATTGGAGGCTAAAATCGGAGGGGACGTCCAGGACGCGTACCAAAAGGTGGGACAGCGTTAAAGAATAGAAAACCTTTGAATTCAAGAATGCACCTGAAGACGATACAGGCCTCGGCCCTCAAATCGGTTTTCGAGGTGCTCAAGGATATCATCAACGACGTCAATGTGTATTTCAAGGCGGATGGAATCCACATTCTGACACTGGACACGGCCCGTGTGACGCTGGTTCACATGAGCCTGGGCGCGGACAATTTCGAAGAGTACGAGTGTCCCTCGGATGTAACGGCCGGTCTGAACATGGCCAACGTGTACAAGTTGCTGAAGAGCGTGTCGGGTCAGGATACCCTGGACATGAGCATCACGGGTCGGGACTATATGGACCTGTTGATCGAAAACCCGGTCAAGAAATCGTCGACCAAATTTCGGCTCAAGCTCTTGGACATTAACGAGGACATTATCGAGTTTCCGGACATTCACATGAACGTCGTCACCACCTTGCCCTCTGTGGACTTTCAGAGAATTACGCGCGACATGGGTAATCTGGCTGTCGAGATGGACATTGTTCGCGAGGGTCAAAAGCTGATTCTGAGTTGCAAGGGTGACTTTGCAGACCAGACGACGGCTCTCGAGTTTCCAGACCCGCCCGTGAAGCGTACGGGCAACACGTTCAGCCTCAAGTACATCAACCTGTTCACCAAGGCGACGAACATGTGCTCGAGCGTTCAGCTGATGCAAGACTCGGAGAATGAAAACATGCCAATTATATTCAGGTACACAATCGCCAATTTGGGCGACTTGAAGTTTTATTTGGCACCAAAATTAGATTCTTAAACAAAAGAAACGTTGGTCGGGGATGGAGGCGCGGTTCAACGAGCGAATACAGGGATGTACCACGGAAGCTGAGTTGGCCGAGTACTTGCTCGATTGCGTACCCATAATAAAGGAGTACACCGCCTCGGCGCCCGAAGAGGTCCAGACCAAACATGTTTTGAACTTGAAGGTGGCGTCGCGGAAAGGCATCCAGCGTCAGGACATTTACAAGCGGTACATGACCGAGGTGGAGGGGCACATCGACGCGTGTCCTAGGGGTCAAGAAGACCATATGAAACCGTGTCGCGGGTGCGGCGCCATGTTTAGTCGAATATTCGACGACGTCCAAAGCGAAGAGGCGTGTTCCAACTGCGGGGTCATAGACACGGTGCTCTGCAACGAGGTGGGTTTCAAGGAGGAACAGGAGATGGAGAAGAATGTGGTTTACTCGTACAAACGCGAGAACCATTTCAACGAGTGGATCAGTCAGTTTCAGGCCAAAGAGTCGACGAGCGTTCCTCAGGTGGTTATCGACCAGCTCAGAGCGGAATTTAAAAAGCAAAAAATCAAGGATCTCAGTGAGATTACGCACGAAAAGGTTAAGACCCTCCTGAAAAAGCTGGGATGGGCCAAGTACTATGAACACGTTCCATACATTGCAACTATAGTGAGTGGCATCACTCCACCCACAATGCCTCAGGCGCTCGAGGATAAGCTCAGGCTTATGTTCCACAAAATACAAGATCCTTTTGAGAAACATAAACCGGCAAACAGAAAAAACTTTTTAAGCTACTCTTTCGTACTGTACAAACTTTGCGAATTGCTTGGCGAGGATGACTTTTTACCGTGCTTCCCGCTGCTCAAATCCAAAGAGAAATTGTACATACAGGACCAAATTTGGAAGAAGATTTGCGACGAGTTACAGTGGGAGTTTATTAAGACCTAAGACCTCAGTTCCGCAGGAACTAAGTGCCCCCCCCCCCACGCTGAAAGTTTCAAACTCCAGAGGCACATTCTTGTCCGGAAAGTTTATGAGGTAACCAGTGTTTAAACCCAGAAGAGTCATGTAATTCCGGGTCTGAATTCGGTACTGCTCGTTGAGACGCGCGACCGACTTGAGTTCCACGACGGCTCTTCGATCGATGATGAGGTCCGCACGGACGTTTCCGACGTTTTGGCCTTCATAAAAAACGGGGACGATACGCTCGGTCTCGTAGTACACGTGGCGACCTCTGAGAGCCACCTCAAATGCGCAGTGGTACACGGACTCGCTGTATCCCGGACCGAGGGACGCCCAGATGTCGTCGGCAATCTGGCGGAGGACCAGGGAGAGCCGGGACGACTCTTCGCCCAGAGAATTCGAGGAAAGTCGGGACGACTCTTCGCCCATAAACTTTAAATCAAATTTTGTTTTAAGTAGGGATGTTTTGGTTTGGTCACTTGGCCACCACGCGTTTGTATTTCGGCCCTTTAGGCCTAGAGGAGGCTTTCTGGGCGGTGGCGCCCGATTTGCCAATGGCACTTTTTTTGTCACCCGGTGGAGCTTTCGTGGATCCAAACACGCCTTGGCGGGTGATAAAAAGGTGGTCATCGTACACATGGTTTTACAAGCTGCCCCACTCTTTATGGTTACTGATTTTGATTCGAAATTCAAAGGCTCGACAGATTTACATGTTTCACATACTCATGGACCTGCTGAGTCACACGGGCGAGTGGTCGATCGAACCATTTTTCCCTATGGGTCCAGCGATTCACGGAATCTGGGACACGGTGGAGTGGGTCTAGTGTCTTTTTTTAGCCGATGGCTGGTTCACGTTCCTTCTGAGACTCGTGTTGTTCCGAGGTCGCTTACGCAGACTCTCGGCCGTTCCTGTCTCGTATTGTCGCATGACGTTCCGGGCTACACTGGAAGATTCGCGACACGCAATTATAAAGTAAATTCCTGGACGGGTCAGAATGTCCGAAAGACGAACAGCCGAGTTGGTGAACGATTTCGAGTGGTACTTGAGACTCTTGACGCCCAAAAACAGGTTTGTATAAGGGTCCCCTGGGTCCCGGAACGTTAGTTCTAAATTAGGTACGTATTGACCCGGTAAATAGATGCGTGGATTTTCAGAATAAAAATAACGAAGAGCCGATGGAAGTTGGTACCGAGGAATCTCTTTACGAATAAATCTCTTCGCAAGTCCTAAATTTCTGTGAAGTCGGTGAAATGTCGGGTTATACACTATACTTTTCGAAAGTAAGCGACCAGGTTCGGAGACGAACGAAACGTAAACTCCGTCAGGTACACGAGTGCTTCCTAGTAACGCAGCGTTCGTGTGCACGCCGTGAGCGACGGCCCATTTGACGTTTGTGTTTGGACGCGCCGCGTAATTCTGGAAACGCTGAAGACGCGTCTGACTCATTCCTATTTATTTGCGGCCAAAATATTTGGCGTACTTCTCGTGGACCCAGCGAGCATCCGCCTTGTAGATACGGGACGCACGGGGCAGGGTCCGCTTGGTCAGCGTGCTGATGGCTACCAGACGCTTCACGACGGCATGTGGATCTTCACGACCGACACGGATCGCCTTTGCCAGAGCCTTGTGGCGGTTGGTCATCGCCTCGACGGGGTGGTAGCCGTACATGGTGAGCATGCCACCCTTCAGGTTTCCAATCACCTTGGGGCCCTTACCGATAGCACCAACATCCTTCGCAGGAACTGGACGCACGTAGGACATACCCGCCTTGCGGACAAAGGAGTACTTGGTACCGTCCCGACGGGTGACGTGGACCGTCTTGCGAGCGCGGTGCTGGACGTAGCCGGACCGAAGGATATGACGCATTTTTAATTTCACCTAAGAAAAGTTTGTGGCGAGGCCCTTCATAAACATCCTGAGCTTCCCGTCGTTCGACGCACCGAAATCGAAAATGTCCTGGTCGGCCAACTCGAGGTCCAGCGTCGGCACCTCGTACACGGCTCGCAATTTCATGGTGGAATAGAGAATGCCCGTCGCGTAAGACTTGAGGTCCGTGACTGGTGCCGGCCTCGACCACCCGAGTTTCATGGCCAAGACGTCCCCGCGCCCTAAAAACGGCCCTGAAGGCGTCGACTCGGCCGCACCGCCATCCATATACGTCCATTCGCCGATTTTTACCGATGAAAAAAGGAACGGAATTGCGACAGTTGCACATATGGCATCGAGGACGCTCAGTTTTGGCGTGGAATCAACCGAAAAGTAGTCAGTCTTCATGAGGTCTACGCAATAGGCTGACACGTGAAACTTGATGGGACACCACGCATAAAGTTCCTCGAACGTGACGTCCGGTCGTCCGATAAACTTGGTACACGCCTCGGAAAGAACCTTTCGAATTTTGGACGGGGGCACGAGACCATAGTTTTTCATAAAGTTTTTCAAATTTGGTTTCATAATCTGTTTCACGGGCACGTCGAGAGCATAATCGAGAACCTTGGAGAGGTCCCCTTTCGTCGCGAGAAACAGGAAGCCGAGAAGGCCGCCGGCCGACGCTCCTGAGATTTCTTCAAGATGCTCGAGGCGGCCTTCATGTTTTAGTTTTGAAAGAACTCCTAAATAAAGGAAGAAGCCCATGGCTCCAGGCCCGATGGCGAGACACCGGACCATTCTACAATTTTAATCTAATAATAGCGGGGGAACTGGCCGCGCAGGAAGGCGAACAGCAGAGCAAAGACCAGGGTGTGCGCACCGACCGCCGCCGGGGAAGTCTGGCCCGACAGGAACAGACCGGCATTCTTGGGTGGGATGGTCAGGAGCAGACCTGGGGTCAGGAGCACAAACAGAGCCGCAGGCACAATCAAGTCAGCCTGAGTCAGGTTAATCTTGAGCACAAACTTCGCAATGGCCCAGTACACGAACGTGAGCACCAGGGCGTGCACCAGAGCCTGCACGAGCAGACCGGCACCCTGGGGCAGAGCCAGGAGCATGCCTGGGCTCAGCACGGCAAACAGGATGGCTGGAACGAGAACCTTGGGGCCGGTAACGTCGAACATTTGTTACAAATATGCAACATATTTTTCGGCCCATCCATAAAAGTTTTCAGGCTGAACACGGTCCCGAATAATAGGCATGTTTCCTAGAAGGTTCCAGATTTCGACGTGGGTCTGAGCCGACGCCCGGTCCTGGAACCATTGAACACGGCCGAGTACGAGATCGACAAAGTCGGGGAATTTAGCAGACAATTTCGTGTAACGCGCCTCCACGTACTCACGAATCTTCATCCAACCATCGAGGAGTTCCTGGGAGTACATGTCTTGCCAGTCTTCTGGATGGAGTTCGGGATCAAACTCGTCAGAGCCATCCGAGTCGTACGCGAGGTCGTAGGTGTACGCATCACGCGAGTACTCGTCACCCTGACCCATTTTTGTTCTTGTTTTACAAACGTTCCAAGACTCTAAGCCTCGAGTACCGAGTTGAGACCGGTGACTGTGACGCCCGAAGTCTCCTTGACGGGTGCAGCGTCCAGAATGGCCTGGAAAGCACCCTCGACCTGAGCCTCGTTACCACCGAAATAGTTCGTCAGGCCCTTTTTAATGACATCTTTGGTGATTGGAGCCTTGGTCTGTTTCGTCTTGAAATTCACCTTGACCTTGTCCTGAACCTTGACGGTATCAATCTCCTGCTCTTTCATAGTTTTCGTGACGTATGCGCGAAGATCCTTTTCGCGCTTATTCAAAACGCTGAGATCTTTGCGCGCCGCCGCCAACTGGGCCTTGAGGGCGACCCACTCAGTCATGGCTGCTTTAAAGTCCATTTCTGGTAATTTCGTATAAATTACTGAGCGTAGCGTGACGCGAATGTAGAGGTGCTGGAAAAGTTCCTACGGAACTTACTGGAATTCCGGGCTTATCTCAAACTTGGGGCGCATGGTGTCTGGGGGAATCGTGCTGAGGTTGAAGATGCTGACTGGGGTGCGGGGGTTGATTGGCTCGGAGCGGAACTGCTGGTTGGCGTTACGCAGAACACCGCCCACAGTCTCTGGGTAGCCAATCTGGCTGCGTGGGTCCAGGTAGTTCTGGCCCGACAGAATCTTGTCTGGGCTAAACTGGCCAAAGTCCTCAGTCTGAACAACCTCACGGGGAATCAGGCTGGCGGACGACACGTCACCCTCGAAGGAGGTTGCGGGCACGGCAGCTGCAGGAGAACCACCGAGGGCGGCGCCTGTGATGCCGCTGTTCTTGGGGCTGAGCTCAAAGCCGCTCGCCTTGGGGGCGAACAGAAGGAAAAGTATGACGGCAACCAGGAACAGAATGGCCAGACCCTTGCGATTCATTTATTATAAGTTACCGATAAATTTTTTGGGCCCAAAGGTCAAGTCCGAGGGGAGACAGGCTGGGGAAGGCGTCGACTGGGGACTTAGTCCAGATAATCTGCTGGGTCGTCGTCCTCAGCCTCCTCCACCGGCTCGTCCGAAAACAGGTACTCCTTGGGAAGCTCGGGAACCTTGGGCGGTGCACGGACACGCACCTGGAGCACGCGCCAGATGGGACCGAACGACTTTTTCAGGAACCAGAGACCGGAAAGCTCGAGAACGACGTCACACGACGTACCCGCCTGGATGTCGCCGAGCTCGACGGGATTCTTGCGCGTGTCAAACGCCAGAGTCACCACCTGACCCTTCACGGTCGTCAGAGAAGCACCTAGGATACCGTCGGTGACGCTCTCCTGCCAAGCGTTCTGGATCGTCTCGTCGCTCAGATCCTTGCCGAACCACTCCTGCTTGGACAGCTTGGCCTGGGTGAGAATCTGGGCGTCAATGTCGGCAAAGAGGGTCGAGTCCGTCTTGAAGTTGACCGACTTGGAAGCGAGCGAGTCCTGTAGGACGAGACCGTTCACCTGGTGACGAGCGCCGGAAATCTTCAAAAAGTACCGACCGTCTGGAAGCTTCTGGGGCGTCGCGTACTCCATTTAGTACTAAGAACTAATTTCTTCTTTAAGAGTAGATGACTACGTGTTCGTCCGACCTGATCACCAAGGGATGTCAGTGCCTTTCGAACCCGACGGATCCTGGGTCCCAGGTGTGTGCGTACGTCAACCGCCAGAACGGCCTGGTGTCTCCGTGCGACGCCGGGTGTTGTGTCCCGCGGTGTAACATCAACCCTACCGTCCCGACCATTCTTCAATTTCAGAATGAATTTCGAGCGTCGGCTGGAACGACGCTTCCCAAGGGGTTTGGTGTGAACCTCGCCACGAGCGACGAACCGACCCGCCTGTCCACCTCATATGACTATACGCCGCCTGACACGCGGTACCAGACGGTCTGGGAACGAATGACACTTCCGCTTTTGATGTTGGTCATCGTGTTTTTGGCCATCGCATCCCTGGCTTAAAGATGGCGCTCGTATGTAGAGTAGAAAATGACCACCGCTGAGACCCCAGTTACCCTCGAGCTGCTCGCCAAGGAGCTGAAGGCGCTGCGTAAGGATATCCGCAAGATTCGCCAGCACTTTGAGGACCCGACCGGCGAGAAGCAGGCGGCTCGTTCCCAGAACAACGGCTTCAACAAGCCCCTGAACGTGACGGACAAGCTGCGTGCCTTTCTGAGCCTGGGTGCCGACGAGAAGATTTCTCGTTCGCAGGTGACTGCTCGCATCAACCAGTACGTGACCGAGAAGGGCCTGAAGGCGGGTCAGAACATTTCCCTGGATGCGACCCTGAAGGATCTGCTGCAGGTGCCCGAGGGTGTGCAGGTGACGTTCCTGAACATCCAGAAGTACATCAACCCACACTACATCAAGGAGGTGGCTGAGAAGAAGCCCAAGGCGGAGAAGAAGTCCGGGGAGGATACGTCCGCGCCCCCCAAGGAGAAGAAGGTTCGCCCAAAGGTGGCAAAGGCCTAGGAGACCGAGTCGGAAAGACTCGTGATTGAAAACGACCATCTTGGGTTCCAGAAGAGCTTAAAACTATCAGTCTAGTGTAATACAAAACAAAATGGAGGAGACCTCCCCACCCGAGCTTTCACGTGAACACCTGAACGCTCTAGTAGGGACGAAAATTAAGGATCTAAATTTGTACCGCCGGGCCTTTACGCACAAAAGTGCACTCAAACGCTACACGGATCTGACGGGTTCGTACGAGACGCTCGAGTTTATGGGTGACTCGGTCCTGGGTTTCATCATCACCAAACACCTGTTTGACCGGTACGAAAAGGAACAGGAGGGGTTCTTGACCAAGGCGCGGACAAAGATGGTCCGGGGTAAGACTTTGTGTGAAATATCCAAGACGCTCGGTCTTGACAAGTTGATTTTGATGGATGAAAAGGGGGAACGTAACGGCTGGAACACCAACGAGCACATCATGGAGGATGTTTTTGAGGCGCTCGTCGGTGCCATTTACCTGGACCTGGGCATGGTTCACGCCAAACAGTTTGTTCTCGACTCGTTCACCAAAGTGGAAACCTCACTGGTCGACGACAATTGGAAGGACCAACTCATGCGTTGGTGTCAGGCGCTCAAGTACCCTTTGCCCGAGTACCGAGTCGACGGTCAAACGAACGGTCAATTTTTCATAACAGTCGTAGTCGACGGGATGGATTGCGGATCTGGATTTGCACTTACAAAGAAACAGGCGGAACAAAATGCGGCTGAAATTGTACTTAAGACGGATCCGCGGTTTAAAAATAAGAATGGACCCCCCAAGCGAGAGCGCACGACTGGTCCAGAGGGCTCGGGAACTCATTGCAGCTGAATACGCCGAACAGAGATCCCCTGAATGGTTGGCGCTCCGTGAACAGATGATTACGGCGAGCGACGTGGCGAGCGCCCTCGGTGAAAATCACTACGAGTCTCCAGACTCGCTGGTAAAGAAAAAGGTTTTGAATTTAAAATGGGCCGGGAACGCGGCGACGGCGCACGGTACGGCACTCGAACCGCTGGTCCGTGATCTTTATGACCAAAAAACCGGTCGCAAGTCTCATGAAATTGGGCTCGTCCAACACAGGGACCATCCATGGCTCGGAGCGTCGCCCGACGGTGTCACCGAGGATGGCCTCTTGATCGAAATCAAGTGTCCCCTGACTCGTAAGATTGAGGCTAAAGTTCCCAAGCACTATCTGCCCCAGGTTCAGCTCCAGCTGGAGATTACGGACCTCGAAGAGTGTGATTTCGTGCAGTACCGGCCGGCCAGTACCGAAGGTGCCGAGCCCGAGTTTGTCGTCGTCCGGGTCAAGAGAGACCGTGAATGGTTCCAGACAAATCTTCCAAAAATGAGGGCCATATGGGATCGCATAGTACACGGACGGGCTCACGGCCTGTGTGAAGTCATCGACGAACCCCCAATTAAGAAGGAAATTGTATTTTGTGAAATAATAGGAGATGAGGAGCCCAGAGGAGGCATTTCAGGAGATTTTCGGACCGAAAATGTCGTGCTCACATAAGAACCGGTTTCTGAAGTGTCGTGAGTGCTCGGGGAACTTTTGCGCCAAGTGCATCCAGCTAGAGGTGCACTTTTGTCCCAAGCTGGATGAACGGTCCAAAATCGAAAAGGAAAATTTAGCAAAGAAATTAGTCAAGGTGGTGGCTCCCAAGGTGTCTATTTTTTGAGGCGCGAAAACAGGTAAACTATCAGCACTAAAAGAACAAGCCAAATCAGTATGTTCTGGCCGCCAAGTCCAGCGGTCCACGTGTCGTCGCTCGCGCGGTGGCCGCCGGCCCAGCTCCACGGCTGGCCTGGGCGCATCCAGGTTACGGTACCGTCTGGAAACTCATTCTTACGGGCCGGGAACCCGCGGAAAGGTGCTGGGCTCGAGTCGGCCGTCTTTAAGTACATGGGACCCGAAATGTTCATGTTTGGGTCGGTGGCGCCGGCAAGAGGATCCGTGTACACGGTCGGCTCCTCGCTAATTTCTGTAGTATACGAGCCGTCGATGGCAATCGTGCTCGGGAACCCATCGGAATAGACGCCGAAGGTTCCGGACCACGTGTACGGGTTGAAGCGGTTGATGCTCAGGTCATCACACGCCAGTGCGGCGGTAGCCATTAACATACGCTTACATTATTTTTAGAATAAACCTTCGACTGGACCTTTTGTCTGTGAAGGTCCCACATCGTGTCCATGTCGACATTCAACATGTGGGCCAGCTGGAAAAGGTAACTAAACACGTCACCCATTTCCATCATTATGTCAGTTCCCCGGTCCTTTTTTAGTCCCGTCTTTTTGTAAATCCTCTGATTCTGACGAATACTCGAGGCCAACTCACCCATCTCTTCGTTCAAAAGCATCCAGACGATACTGACTGGTGCTTTGTCCCACCCCTTTTGTTTGCAGAGCGCAGCAGTTTCGTCACGAAACTTGTTCATTGTAAAACAAGGCGTCCACGTCTCTAAGCTTTGTTGAAGCGGCCGATGAAACGGCGCATCCGGAAAACCACAAAGACGGATGTCAACAGTAGCACAAATTCTGAACCCAACTTCCAGTTTTCCACCTTGCGTTCGTCGCCCGTCTTGGTCTGGGCCCACGGTTCCACCACGCTGTTGCTAAACAGACGGATGGCGCGATCGATGGCGAAAAAGATGAAAAAGCCGACGAGGATGTCGTCGAGTGCACGCATGTTTAAAACGCAATCTTGCTGTTGTATGGCATTTTATTTCCGTACGTGCTCGTGCTGACGGGTGCGGCCAGGGGCACGGGGTTGGAGGATATGTCACGCAGGTACACGAGCTGCTGAAGCACGCCGGTTGAAACCGTAGCCGTCGCCTCCTTGACGACCTGGATATTCATGGAGTCGACCTGACCGCGAATGTCGTTGTACTGGTCGCGGGACATGTTGGTCCAGACGCGCTTCATGAGTGCCTGCAAGTCGGCGTCGTTCTGACGCTCGATTCTCACACCGGTCTTGGCCTGGACCGAGTCGATAATCATGTCGTGAACCCGGGCCCGGTTGAAATCGGAAAAGAAGGCGTCCGTGAGCGGCGTGGGGAGCAGACGGGTGCTCATTTGAGATTAGACGAGGATAAAAAAAACAGACGTCTATTACACAATGAAGGTCACAAAGAGGTCCGGGGAGCAAGTTCCCATGCTGTTCGACAAGGTGACGAAACGAATTTCAAAACTCAATCAAAGTCCCGAGTTTGAAATTCTTCAAGTTCATCCGGACAAGGTGGCCCAGAAGGTTTTCCAGAGTATGTACGACGGTATTTCGACGACCGAGATTGATAACCTCACGGCCGAGGTGGCGGTGGCGATGATCACCGAACACCCAGATTACGAGACTCTCGCGATGCGCGTGACCGTCTCGAACCTTCAGAAGAATTGCCCAAAGACTTTTAGCGATGCCATGGTTGCACTACACGTCAAAGGCATCGTGTCGGCCGAGTTTATGAAGTGCGTCCGACTGGAACTGGATGCAGTCATTCAGCCAAAACGCGATTACGACTTTGGGTACTTTGGAATCAAGACGCTCCAGAGGGGCTACCTGAACGTCGGTGAGACGCCCCAGTACCTCTTCATGCGCGTCGCGGTCGGTATCCATGGTGATGACCTTAAGCGTGTCAAGGAGACGTACGACCTGATGTCACGCAAGTACTTTACGCACGCGACGCCTACGCTTTTCAACGCCGGGGGTGAACGCTCGCAGATGAGTTCATGCTTTCTTCTTTCGATGGCGGGTGATGGTGATTCGATTGACGGAATTTTTGAGACGCTCAAGCGGTGCGCGCACATTTCCAAATGGTCCGGGGGTATCGGTATTGCGGTGAGTTCTGTACGTGCAAAAGGCTCAAAAATTAAGGGTACCAACGGCGAGTCTGACGGTATCGTGCCCATGCTTCGCGTCTTCAACAATACGGCTCGGTACGTTAACCAATGTTTCCGGGGTGATACACAAGTTTATTCTCGGCGAGGTCCGATTCCGATTGACCATGTGAAAGTGGGTGATCAGCTCGTCACAATCGATGGCACGACAAAGAATGTTCTCGGTGTTGTCCGTAACCATGTCGACAAAACGGTGCTCAATATTCGACCGATGCATAGTCTTGAACCGGTGACTGTTACACCGGAACATGAAATTTACACGATTCAGGGACAGGCGATGATGCTTAATCATTCTACTATCAAAAATCGCCTCGTGAAAAAAATTATCGAACCAAAGTTTGTATCAGCCGGAACACTGCGAAAGGGAGATTATGTAGGATTTCCAGTTCCACGCGAAGTGGTGGATTTCCCAGAGACGGCAGACTACTTCAGGATGTACGGAATTATGATCGGTGATGGGTACATTACCAAGAATGGTTACGAGTGCGGAGTGTGTCTCGGGACTGACAAGAAGATGGGTACGCTCAATTTCGTCACAAAGTTTCTCAAAGAGCGCGGTCTTCGCACATGGTTTTGTCATGACGAGGAAAAGAATACAATCTCTGTGCGTTGGGCAAATAACATAGATGTTCTACATGTGCCTATTTACGACTCTCACAAGGAGAAGCACATAGATTCCAGGTTTCTTAATCTTCCACGGGATAAGACGCTAGCGCTCGTCAAGGGTCTCATGGAAACTGACGGTGGAATCACACACGAGGTGCAGTTTTACAACACGTCTAAGAATGTCGTATATTCGTTGCGATACATGCTTCTGCGCCTGGGTGTATTGACATCCGGACACTATGTAGGAAAGACACACGAGATTCGCCCGGGCGAGTTTATCACCAATCGCCGCCCATCGTGGTCACTTCGCATTCCCAAGCATCCAGCACTTCGACCCGTTTTTGGTGATGCAATTTCGTACTCGACGACGATCAAGTATTTCGAGCACGATGGCATTCTTTGGTCCCGTATTCGTGACATTTCCGAGTCTCACCATGAGGGGTACGTCTACGACCTCAACATGGAGGAGAATCACAATTATCTGACTGATATGGGTCTCGTACACAACTCGGGCAAACGGAAGGGCTCAATCGCCGTGTACCTCGAGCCCTGGCACGCAGACGTCATGGAGTTTCTGGAGCTCCGCCTGAACCAGGGTGATGAGGAGATGCGTTGTCGCGACCTGTTTACGGCCTTGTGGATTCCGGATCTGTTCATGGAAAAGGTGCAGGCTGATGACGAGTGGTACCTCATGTGCCCTAATGAGTCACCGGGACTCCAGGATGTCTACGGTGAGGCCTTCAACGAACTCTACAGAATGTATGTAGCACAAGGCCGGTACAAACGCAAGGTTCGTGCCCGTGAGGTCTGGGACGCCATCCTCAAGTCCCAAGTGGAGACGGGCACGCCGTACATGTCTTACAAAGATGCAGCGAATGAAAAAACAAACCAGAAGAATTTGGGTACTATTCGGTGCTCAAATCTTTGCGAGGAGGTGTATCAGTATACAGATGCGAATGAAATTGCTGTATGCAACCTGGCCAGCATCTGCTTGCCCTCTTTCATCGAAGAGACCGCCTACGGTGCCTCGGACGGCTCATCGGGTACGGAACGCCGATTCGACTTTACAAACCTTCACTACGTGACGGAGATTGTGACGCGAAACCTGAACCGCGTCATCGACAAGAACTACTACCCAGTTCCAGAAGCTGAGCGGAGCAATCGGCGTCACCGCCCGATCGGTATCGGCGTCCAGGGTCTGGCTGACGTGTTTCAGATGCTCGGTCTCGCGTTTGATTCGGCCGAGGCTCGTGACCTTAACAAACGCATCTTCGAGACGATTTACCGGGCGGCCCTGACAGCCTCGGCAAACCTGGCGGCAGAGGAGGGTCCTTACGAAACGTACGAGGGTTCACCTGCGTCCCAGGGAATTCTACAGCCAGATATGTGGGGCCTGAAGCTCGACACGTTCGATATCGTCAAGGAACAGATTAAGCGTTCGGGCCTCCGCAATTCGTTACTCGTAGCACCCATGCCGACCGCCTCGACGTCCCAAATCATGGGCAACAACGAGTGTTTCGAGCCGTACACGACCAACATTTACCTACGTCGCACTCTCGCAGGAGAGTTTGTGGTGGTGAACAAGCACCTGGTCCGCGACTTGACGTCGCTCGGAAAGTGGAACCCCCAAATCAAAACTGAAATTGTGAGAGCCGGTGGATCCGTCCAGGGTCTTGATATTCCGGACAAGTTGAAGGAGATTTACAGGACCGTATGGGAGATTCCGCAAAAGTCCATCATCGAGATGGCGGCTGATCGCGGTCCATTCATCGACCAATCTCAGTCCATGAACATTTTCATGGAGGATCCGACCGTGGCGAAGCTGAGCTCTATGCACATGTTTGGCTGGAAGAAGGGACTCAAAACGGGGATGTACTACTTGCGTACGCGAGCCAAGGCGAAGCCTATCCAGGTGACCGTGCCCGTGGGACAAGTCCCACAGAAGCCTACGGAGGAGGAGAAGTTGGCGTGTTCGCTGGCGAATCCTGAGGGTTGTTTGATGTGTTCAGGTTGAACACGAGGGTGCGTTCGGGTTGAACACGAGGGTGCGTTCGGGTTAATTTCCAAACTAAATTCAGGATGAAAAACTGTTGCCGCTCGGGTCCCAAAAACAAAAAGTGCGTGAGGTCCTCAAACAAAAAGGTTTTCAGATTGCCCAGAAAATTCTCCAAACTCAGGTGCCTCTTGGGTCCGATAAAGGGGTTCACTATGCGTTCCAGCTGTGCCCCTTATAAAAACTGTAAGAGGTAATGGACTCCGTTTGGATGTTCTTACCCAATGACCTGGTCCTTAGGATCCTTGAATTTTCAGATGAAATCGAAACCCGAATTCATTTCAAAATTCCTCCCAAGAAATTGAAAGTACATGCCAGAAAATTTGAACCAAGACCTGAAATTATATACGATCATATGTCCCGAACCATGTGGGACTTTACGGGTCTGACGGACGACCAGGATCATCCGTATTGGATACTCAGAAAGGGTGTCAAGTTTTCACAGTACCGGTCCCCCGGGCTCCACGTGTTCAACATGGGTTGGGAAGATTATCAGATGACCATGTTTTCCGGTACACAACAGGTGGGTCCTACGACGTGTTCAAACCACCTTGTCGTCTCAAATAAAAGAGTAAAATTTAAATAAGTTATGGACAGGGCCATATGGTCCAAATTACCGACAGAGTTGATTCGAAAAATAATTGAAGAGTCGGAGCCGTCCATCGACGTTCAATTATGTTTCAAAATTAAGCCCAAGAAAATTCCAGAGGCACGGGCATGGCGACTCTGGTACCTTTTGACGTCCCACGACCGTATCGTGTACAACCTGGAAACCAAGTCCCTTCACAACTTTCGTTTACCGGGGGCGCATATCATCAGACGACCAATAGAGCTTACGTACTACGACGACGGTCTATGGATGTTTAACGAAACTGAAGACGAACATACGATGGAAATTATCACGCATCAAGGATGTTTTCACTCGTTTATGGTTCGGGACCGATGGGCGACGGAGCTCCGTGTCCTACTCAGAGGGTCTGGTCTCGCGAGGGCCCTCAACGTTTCGGACTCAACTTTTTAGGCCAAGGCACAAACCCCTTGATATTTTCAACTGTAAAACGCCCCTTTTTGTATGGACCGCCCAAAAAGTACACGCCGGGTGGGGTATTTTTCCATAGACTCACAGCTTGCACACCCGTCTTCTTTTTCGGGGGAGACGTCTGGCGCATGGTGAAACGCCCCCTGGTCGTAAAGCCCTTTGTACGGATATTGCGTTGAATCTGCGAACGACGTTTGACAGACTGACGCAGACGGTTCCAGTGGCTCTCTTTGATAGGAGAGAGACCTGAGACGCGCCGGGTTTTACTCGGACGATACTGGCTCGCAGGCTGTCCTTTTACGTTCCAACCCATTACTTAAAAAGACGCTACATTTTATTTTATATGTGGCACGCAATCAATAAAGACCTGATAGATGTAGTGCCCGGTGCACGGGACAAGAGCAAGTACACGTACGACGGTCGGCCCCTACGGTTTCAGATTCCCAGAGGTGTGTGCGCGTGGGGCGTTTCTCAGTACAAGAGTTTCAACGTCGATATTCAAAATCCCGAGTTTGTCGAGTGGTGGACTGACCTCGAGCGCCGACTTTGCCCAAAGGAACCGTTCAAGTCAAACCTGTTAAAGGGTTCTCTGAGAATCAAAATCGATGATGCGACATATATTTTTGATGAAAATTCAAAACAGGTCGTGCCCGAAATTCAAGAGGGTCTCTTTCGTGGACAAGAACTGAGTTGTATCATCAACGTAGAGTCAAACTATTTTTTCAACGATGTGTGGGGCCTGACGGTGCGAGCCTCGCAAATCAAATTTTATGCCCCGGAGGACGAAGAAGACGAAGACGAGACGCCCGTTTTAGAAAAGGGGACGTGTGCGTTTCACTTGGAATAAATTTCACGAGAGCGCTTAAGCAGCTCCCCCTGAACCAGTGCAAAGCCCTTGATGCCCAGCTCCTTCTTGGCCTTTGCGACCGCCTTTATCCATGGGTTCTTCTTCTCATCCTTGGACTTGGCCTTGCTGACAATCTCGCCAGACTTGCGATCCTTTTTCAGATCCTTCTTCTTGAGCCCGCCTGCAGTCTCGGTGGCGGTGCCATGGTAAACCTGAGCGCGTGAACCAATCGACATTTAATCTAGACTGCGAAAATCTTTCGGAGCGTCTGGATGTTAATCTTGGTCCGAGAAACGTTGGGGACTTGGGTCGCGAGTCGCGGGTCGTTGAGCACCTCGGCACAAACCCGCGCCTTGCCCTCTTGCAATTGCATGATGCTTTGCTCGACCGAGGGCAGGGGCTCGACACCGTCTTCTCCGGTGTAAATCAAGCGACGCACAACCACCTTTTGCGTCTGACCCGTACGGTGAGCCCGGCCGATCGCCTGGAGTTCCGTCGCCGGGTTCCACGCCGGACAGGTGATATAAACGCGCGTCGCCTCCTGGAGGTTGAGGCCGACCCCACCCGCCTTGATTTGGATCAGAAAGACCGAGTTGACCGGTCCCGTCTTGAACGCTTTGATGCGCTCCTCGCGTTGCTCCTTGGAAACTCCGCCGTCTATCCGGAGCGTGGGAATACCCGCTTCGGTCAAGAGCTCCTGGATCCGGTCCATCTCGCCCATAAACTGGGTGAAGACTAGCGTCTTTTCCTCGGGGTGGGTTTTAATGGTTTCCATCAAAACCTCCATCTTCTTGGAGCGCCCGAGCCAAGGTTCAGGGTCCGATTCCTCCTTGAGTGCGATACCGTCCAGGTACAGTTGAGGCCACGTCATCACCTGACGAACACGCAAAAGGCACTCGAGCAGTTCCATCTGGTGCATGTGCTGAGTACCGGCTGAAAACACGTGGCGCACAATTTCCTGGCCCTTGTGAAACACGTCACTGTACAGGTCACGCTCCTCGGGGTACATTTCCAGCTCGATATTCTGGAAATCGCAAGGGGGGAGCTCGAGACGGGCGTTGTGCTGGGCCACATCCTCCTTGGTTCGGCGGAGCACGTACTGAGCCCGAATGCGGTCCGTGTACCCTTGGATCACCACACGAGGAATACCCACAAAGGCACCAAGAGCCACGAAATCCTTGATCGAGTTGAAGACGGGCGTACCGGTCACGATCCACCGAATAGGTGCTCGCAAAGACTTGGCCGCGATATGACTCTTGCTCACGCGGTTGCGAATCTCGTGACCCTCGTCCAGGATCACACGGTCCCAGTCGACACTCAGGAGCTCGCAGACCGGTCCGCCCGGTCGCTGAGGAAGCACGGAGTAGGGAGCGACTACAATGTTCGGGAGCTTCTCCGGAAGCTTACGCCCGGCACCGTCGAATGCATACGTGCTCAGGCTCGGGGCAAACCTGGCCACTTCAGAACACCATTGTCCGACGATGGACTTGGGCACGATGATGAGCGTGCGCGGCTTGGGATTGGCGAGCATGGTTGCGATGAGTTGGACCGTCTTGCCGAGACCCATTTCGTCACACAGGAAACCGCCTGGGTACACCGTGTCCAGTTCGCGACCCACCAGCCATCGAACACCCTCGTGCTGGTACGGAGAGATCAGACGCGTCTTGAGCATTTTTGAACGTAAATTGGGTACGGTGTGTTTAGACCTTGACCCGGGCACGACACGAATTTTTGTCTTGAGCCCTAGTAGGATCATGAGCACGGCTCTCGCCGACGAAATCGTACGTTTGATTCAGATGGGCGTCCATCCGGATGATGCCGTCGCGGAAGCGATCGTCTCTCTCGTAAAGTCCTCTCTCAATTCTAAAAAAAATATCAGAAACGTGTTCCCTCCTCAAACGACCGGTACGCTCATCAATTCGCTGGGGAACAACCGGAAAGCAAACACGGCCAAGCTCATTCTAAAATTGATTCAAAATTCGGTCGGTGGCCAACTCAAGAAGGAGACGGCCGAAGCGGTCGTCAAACACGCCGGTCCACCAAACTCGAACGCAGTGCTCAAGGTTATCGTCAACTCACTTGGACCCCCCGAGAAGGCGCCTGAAATCAAGAATAAAATTATGAATCAGAAGAAGCCCGTGACAAACAACACTGCGAACCTTATTTACAGAATAATCGCGAATCTTTTCAAGACTAATGGTAAGATGGCCGAGGGTCCAGCGCCGCGCCCCAACTTCGTGGCGGCCGCCACCTTCCGTCAGTCGAACCGTCCCAAGAATGGGCGCAAGTGGTACTTTGGTACCGTGAAGAATGTCGGCACCGGATGGCACTTGAACAAGGGGCCCGCGCAGGCTGGGCCAACGGGCCGCCCCAACTCTAATAAGATGGCTGAGGGTCCAGCCGCCCGGCCAAACTTTGTCCCGGCCAGTACGTTCAGACAGGCGAACCGTCCCAAGAATGGGCGCAAGTGGTATTTTGGTACCGTGAATGGGGTCGGCACCGGATGGCACTTGAACAAAGGGGCCATACAGGCTGGACCGGTGGCTGGGCCAGCGGGCCGTCCCAACTTTTCCGTGTTTGACCTGGCTGCCCTTTTGAAGTGGCGTCGGGAAAACCCGCGCAACACCGCCAACGTCAACTCGGCCATCTCCAAACTTCTGAAGAAACACATAGAGGAAGTTCGTTACTCGTCCTCGAGCAGTGAGCGTCTGGCCCGGTTATCAGAACTCCTGCGTCAGTTGCCCATCAACTTCAGTGGGCGCCGGGAGATTGTGACGATGATCATCGCCATGATCCGCGACATCAGCAACATGAATCGGTTTTCGAATTTTATGAGAAATTTGAGGGGAATAAACAACCGCAACATTCGTGACGCCCTTGAGACACAGCGTCGCCGCCTCGAGCGGCGCCCGGGTGAGAGCTACGAGCGCCGTATGCCTTCACGCTACCCCGGTGAGTCGAACAGCAACTACAGAAGCCGTTCGAACACGAATGCTATTCGCAGAGCTATTGCACGCTCCGAGCCTCCTAGGGCGCCTCGGGTACCGAACTACGGCCCGGGACCAGCAGCACCGCCAATTTCAAACGAAAATGCGATCCGGAGAGCCCTTGGTGGTGGGCCACCACCGCCCCTCCCACCTTCCCAAAATGCAGCCATCAATGCCGTCGGTGGCCCTAACAAGGCGATTCAGAAAGTCGCCCTCGTTCCCGGTGGTGCGGCCGAGGTGGCCAAGGCGGCCGAGGCGCTCAACGAGACTGGTGGAAACGTGCGTCTGGCACTAAACACCCGGGGCGTGAGTCCCGCGGCCATCAAGGCGGTTCAGAACCTCGGTGGCGTCTCTCAGACTGTGAAGATTCTGGAGGGTCTGAACACGATGGCTCAGACGCCCGCGACTCGGAGACTAAAGGCGGCTCGGCCCCGTGTGCGTCGGCCCAAAAAGTCCCCAGTCCGTCTGACTGAGCTGAACCGCGTCATTGCAGCCGTCAAGAAACAGAAGTTGATTTCCCTGATGGCCCACAACATCACGCGGACCAACAACATCCACCCGAACGACGAAAAGCTGAAAACCTATTACAAAAAGGTGATGAAATCGTACCTGCTCAAGAAGCCTTTTGCAAACATCGCCAAACGGGCCGCGAAAAAACGTGTCCGGTAAAGGCCAAATGCTTGGACCCTACCCGTAAATCAGCATGAAACATGGACTCATTCCCATACATTCAAAAACTCTCTCAGATTCGGCAGGGACTCGTAGATGACCCGATGCGTCCCGATCCGTCATGGGTCCGGATCACGACGATTACGATGATTTCTAAATTTCTTCAGGAAATTGACCTCAAGAAATTTAAAGAGAAATTCAAGGAGCTCGGGTCGGTGACTGTCCGGCGCAAGGGTTCCAAGTTTCGCGGCTTTGAGTGGAGGATGAAGGACACGGCGTTTTACAATCAGGTGACCATCGGGTACGAGGATGCGTACTCGCGCAAGAGCATCAAGATTTTCGGAAACGGCGCGATACAGGTGGCGGGGTGCTCGGACCTTTTCGATTGTCGCCGGATCCTGAAACAGCTCGCCTTTATTTTGGCCACGGTTCTAGAGCTCAAAGAGCCACCCCCGGTCGCCAACGCCGAAGTCAAGATGATCAACACCAACTTTTCCCTGAATTCGTCTGTAAACTTGAACAAGATTATCACCAAGTTTTCCAAGATTCCGGGATTCAAGGTGACTTTTGATCCGGACCGGTACAGCGCAGTCAAGGCCAAGTTTGTTCCGGGTCAAGGTATGAAGCAAGTGACGGCCAGCATCTTCAGCACGGGCAAGATTATCGTGACAGGGGCTCAGACCCTCGACGAGATTGCTCAGGCGTACAAAATTTTGAACCAAAATTTGGAACCGGGAATTTTCGTCAAGCCAGTCGCAACCCCAGAGCTGTTCGGGACGATCATGGGCGCCACGTTCGAAGAGTGGGTCCGGGTCTTGGCGTCTAAATAAAATGTGCAACTACAGTAAATGTCTGAGCGCATTGGTATGGCTGACGGCCGCTGCATCACCTCCTTCGATTCGAACCGCATCATGAACGACATGCTCATGTCCAAGGAGGGTATCGCTTTCCAGGACAACTACAAGTGGCGTGCGTTCCTCCAGTCCAAGGGCCCCGAGGCGCTGTCCCTGCCCCTGAAGAACGCCGCGTGCCGTTCGTCTGGCCCCAAGGTTCTCGTAGAACAGGAATAATTTCCGTATTTAATAGTAAAATATGTGGGCCCTGGTACTCATCCTGTTGATTTTCATCACCATATGGATGTCCCTGACGTTCACAAACACTCTGTGTGATAACCAATACGTCGGTCTGGGCCTGTGCTTTGACTCGGCCTGGAAAGCGAAGCGTCCCGTGTCCTTTTGCCCCCCATGCACAGCCGCGACGCCAGCCCCACCCCCAGTGACGACGCCCCCGCGCACCTCTGCTTATACCGCTGAACCTTTTGCATCGTACTAAAGAAATAACTCGTAAATTAATTAATGACTCGGGTCGTCATCGATGGAAACATCGGTTCGGGTAAGACGACCCAGCTCGGGCTGCTCGAGC